GATAGAGCAGTAAGAAGTCCATTAGCATGATAACCGTCTAATTTATCAGCATTACTAGCATAATTAACACTAATGTTCGATATGCTTTTAGTAGTTCCACCAACTGTTATACTAATTCCCTTATTAGAATTAGATAGAGCAGTAAGAAGTCCATTAGCATGATAACCGTCTAATTTATCAGCATTACCTCCATTTGCAGGAAGAGTAGTAGGTATTTGACTAGTTAAAGCTAAAGTACCTGTAGCTCTAGGAACAGTTATATCGTGTGCTATAGTTTCTGCACTAGAATTTGTATTATACCATCTAAAATGAATTTGCTCATTTGAAGCATCATCACCTACCGCTATTTCTAAAGTTCCACTATTAGCAGAAGTTTCTAAATGTCTAATCCATCCACTATCATTATTTGAATTACCATTATATGGGTCAGCAAATGCTATACCGTTAGAATAAAGAATTGTTCCACGGCATGAAGTATTATATGCTAATCCGCTAGGCATACCTGCTACAAGAGTAAGTCTATTATTATTACCTCCAGCAGTACCGACACCTTGAATCCAAATACGCTTGTTATTCATAACAAGTTGTTTATCAAGGTTTATGTTTGTATTATCAAACCATAGTTTAGCAACTTTAGTTTCGTCACTATTATATATTGCTATACCACTTACATTGACATTATTGGCAGATTTAATACAAAACGTACCACCAATATTGTGGCCTCCAATATAAGCGTCATCTCCTACTAAATACCAAGTATTATTAGCAAATTTAGGATAACGACTATCACTAAGTCTACTATCATTAATAGTAACATAATTTGCTAAACTTTGATGAGAAGTAAGATAAGTTCCTAAATCTACAGCAGTTCCACCAGTAGCTGCAATAGTTTTAGTAACACCGTTAATCTTAACACTATGTGTATGACTAGTTGCTGACTTACCACTAAGAAGTGAATCTACACTACTTTTGGTATAATAGTTAGCAAGACTTTGGTGAGAAGTTAAAAATGTAGCACCTTTAGTAAATGTAATACCCTTTCCGCTTTTAGATACAGACGTGATAGCATTCCCACTTCCACTTACAGATATTGCATTAACGTAACCATCAAGTGACTGATGACTAGTTAAGAACGTACTACCTTTAACTACGCTGATAGTCGTTCCGCTCTTACTGATGGCTGTCACTGCGTTTCCACTACCGCTAACGCTAACGTTCATAGCCGAGCCTCCTTCTAGGCTAGAGATACGAGAATCAAGAGCCTTGATGGAGTAGGCAGAAGCTATCTCAGACAGCGATTCTGATGTAAGCTTCAAGGCACTTGAATAACTCTTCACACTGCCGTTTAAGCCGCCACCACCGCCCGTGGTAGATGCTCCTGCTCCGTATGCCGTGATACCGCCTGTGGCATAGAGATTACCATCAATCTTGATAGCCTTGTTTGTGGAATCATACGTGAGCTTAATGCCATGGAAGGAGATTGCGCCCTCGAAGGTAGCATCGCCCGATACACCAAGTTTAGAGAATGGTGCGTTTGGCTTCAAAGACACAAGGTCGGCAACGCTCGTTCCTGCACTTCCTGCCTTCCAAGTCGGCTCGAAGAAGATGAGGTATGCGCCAAGATTCTTTTCGCTGATGATAAACGATGTCGGGTCTGCGTGAACCTTTCCGCTCACATCCCACCAGATAGCACCATTGGCAAGATAGCCAGAGCCATCGAAGCGGATGAGGGAGGTTGCAGGGGTAAGATTTCCGCTATTATAGTCCTTATCCACCATCTGACCGCCCCACCATGTTGCGATACTCTTCTTTCCTCTGTTCTTGTCTATTGCTCCGTTGATACCGCTCTGAACGTTTCCGTCTCCGTCTCTCAGCGCAATGAGCGTTGTCATTACAAGACCACCGTCAATATCTGTAGTCTGACCGAGCGCATCCTTGAGATACTTGTAACCTGCGAGGTCTGTGATATTCTGCTTCAAGTCACCATATATCTTGCTAGTGATATAGGCATTAGCAAAACCCAATTTATCGTAGAATGCGCTATATGCGGACTGGAAGTTGGTAAACTTCGTTCCCACGGCTGAGACGATAGCAGCCTTGCCGTTGGTATCTGTCTCATTGTATCTTTTAGATATATCTGAGAGATACGTAACGAGTTCTGTCTTGGCAGTCGTGAGGGTAGCAAAAGCGGCATTGAGGTCGGTGAGCTCCTTGGTACTCTTTAACACCTCTGCGTTCTTCACCTCATTGTATGACTTCTGTGCTGCCGCAAAATCATCTTCAAGTCGCTTAGAATCCTGCGCCATTGCTGCAATCTCGGAAGGCTCTAGGTAGCCATCGGTAACATAATTATCGAATTCCTTCTTATTATCAGTGACCGTCTTTCCGAGGTTCTTAATGTCCGTCTGTGCGGTCAGTGCCGCCTTCTGAGCATCTTCTGCTGCCTTTTTGGCTGCGTTGGCAACTGTATCATCAGTGTATTTAGATGCTTTAATCCAATCACCGATGGCGAACTGAGAACCAGCCGCTTTGTTGGTCTGACAGCGCAATACCTCATTCTTGTAGGTACTGCCATCAGAAGGATAAGTGGCATTAACCCATATATCGCCAACCTGATAAGGTGTCGTAGGCTGAACGCTGAACACCTTCATCTTTCCGTCTGCCGTTTCCTGCGCCTTACTTGCATCGGAAAGGGCTTTGGCGATGTCGGTATCTGTAATGATAGTCCACTTATAGGTGTTGCTATCCTTGGCAAAGCGGTATGCCTTGCCCGTCTTGTTGTCGTAGTAAAGGTCGCCAAGATGGATTTCTTTATCCTTATCGGTCTTCCAACTGATGGCTGGGGCATTCTTCAAGGTAGGCACACCATCATAGAACCACGTTTCGATAGCACCATCCACCTGATTCTGCAATTCGGCAATCTTATTGAAATACTGAGACAATTCCTTGCCATCCACAGTGGATTTAGCGGAAATCTTAGCCTTAACAGACATTTGCTTAGTGCTGCTATCATATCTGATATAAGAGCTGCCCTCATAGCCATTCTCCTTTGTAGGTCTATCACCTACATACATATCACCATAGACGTTGAAGAATGCCTTGTTATTCTGCTTATTCACACCATATTCCACGTACTCCCTATTGGCAAAGGAATAGCTGTTGATGCCGTGATAGAGGCTGATGGATGGCGAATAGGTATCTACCGCCGAGAAGATAAGGCAGTTCTGACGTTCTACATCGGTTCTATTACCGCACTGGTTGAGCACATCACCTTTAGCAGGTACGTTGCTTGCCGTAGCGCAATCGGTATCAGAGAGGTCGATATAATGATATTTCTTTCCTTCCAGCTCTACAGGGTCTTCATCACGACCGATTACCAATCGCCAATAGAAGTGATTGCCAGCCTTGTGATAAGTGCCCTTGCGAACATTGAATGATTCCGAGCGCACTTGGTCGTTAACCGCGAAGTCGTTATCTACCTCATCACCATCCTGCTCTGCTAAGAAATAGCAACGATAAGCCTTCTGTGACACATTATTATATGTCACAGTAACCTCTTCTACCTTATGAGCCACCACACCGCCAGCAGGAGAGATTATCTCCTTACCACCGATGGTGGATGTTTTATTGATGACTAGCTCCTCGAAGATAGCCTTCATTCTTACCTCCAAGTAATCTGTGATAAGGTGCGAACGACCTTCTGCATCTGGAGTCCACGAGCCTCCGTTCTCATTGTTGGAGTTACCGACATGCAACCCACTAAAGAACTTCTGCACCTTTTCCCAAGTGATTGTGCCCTTTGCTGTGTTATCCTGCAGCCTAGATACAAACTCCATCCTAGAACGTCTAGCAGAATAAACGTTACTATCGGATGCAGGAGTGGTATCGTTCATGCCAATTACATAGACACCTCCACCATTACCGCTTCCTGTGCCGCCTATCTGCATTCCATTCACCTTAATGGAGTCAACCTTGTCTTCCAACTTACCCAACCGGCTTGTTGCAGCCTTTTCGCCTACGGTGTACTGAGGGTGGTCGTAAGGGATATCCAAAGGTATCTCCATTCCGATGATACGAGAGTTTCGGTAGTGCTTGCCATCCGCATCCACCTGCGCAAACATATCATTAATCAGCTTTACCTGTTCACCGAGAGGATGGTAATCGTATATTCCATCATTGTAGAACTTGTCGCCATCCATCGTGCAGGTGAAGTTTGAATTGCTGATCATGGTCTTCTGATAGTACTGCTTCGCTCTATCGAACAGAGATAACTGAGCAGTAGGGATGAGGTCCGTATCTGTAATCTTGGTTGCGTCCCAGTTGAACAGAAAGTACTTATCACCAACCTTTGGGCACATGACACCATCGGGGAGAGTTCTTCCGTAAGTGTCATTAGCCACAATCTCGAAGTAGTTAACCTTGTCGATAACCTTGAAGATGACATCGAACTCCATACCCATGAGAGCACCGCTAGTGAACTTGATGCCTAGAGTGAGGTTACTCTTTATCCAACTCTCCTTGAAGCTCTTAGTGAAAGAGTCTGTAGAAGTGACCTGCCAAAAGGTCTGAGTAGTCTTCGTTCCGTCTTCGTTATCAACTGTGCTATCATAGGTCTTGATACTGCTTACTACACTTTCCACCTTTGGATATTCCTCCTCAAACATCACGACACCTTCGATAGCCTGCTTGTCGTTCTTCACGACATTCACATTCTCCAGGTAACCATCCTTGGCGTAGAAACCATCTCTATCTACTTCCTTGTTTGGAAGCATGAGGTAATCAGTAGCAACACCATCTGTGGTGACGTCCGCATCGGCACCAGTGAAATATCCTTTCGGAATATTTCTATCTGAGCCGAATGCGTACAGTCTCGTGATATAAGTTGACTTAGACTCCGAATAGGACATAGACAGAACATTAACATCCTGTTCGAATGTTGCCTGTCCTTCCATTTCGCAATATCCAAGGTATATGATGGAACCATCTATCCACCACTCGCAGTTGAGTGCGTCTTCAGAACAGATGGCGTTGAGAGCATCGAGAATGCTGATAGAGCCGTACTCGATCAAGAATCTCTTCTGAACATCGAAAGCCTTGTTGTTGTACGTAGTGTAGTCAACAGAGAAATCCTTGCCATTATACGTAAGACCTAGTGCCTTTAGGTTGCCGAGTATAACGTTCATGTGTACACCTACAGTTGTGGTGAGGTTGAAGGAGGTCTCGTTGGCTCCGTGCTGAGGGCGATACTTGCAAATCTTATTCTTCCAAGACATATAGTAGGCATCCATCTGCATTTCGTAGTCGTAGCCATCACTATCATTGTGCTTAGGGAAGTATGATGATGTAAGCTCAAAGTAGCCGAAGTCGGGAATCTCTACGGAGTCCCCAATCTCGAAATAGACAGGAGTAGCCGTAGTGAACTTCAAGATGATGTAGTGGTGGTCCATAAGCTGATATGACAGCTTAGAACCCTCACCGAAGTCCTCTAATGTGAAGAATACATTGTTATTTCTCTTAATCTGAATCATTAGCTTGTATATTTACTTGTTTCACCTCTGTCACTAGGGTCTGGCTCGTTGAGCTTTAAGCTGAACTTTGCCATTTCCCGAATGCACTGACTAAACTGAGTGCAGGAGAGATAGATGCACCGATACCACACATTAGGCTGGAATCGGGTGCGGATAACCAACTCTCCCTTGGCAAGAACCTCCTCGCAGAACCTAGCATAGTTCATCAAGAACGTATCTGAGTCCTTGGCGGTCATATTGAACGGCAGCGTTATCTCCCTCTCATCCAATCTAGGATTGTGCTTGATAACCGACTTTCCGTCCTTTGAGCGATACTTGTTGCTGATGAACTCCTTGTTTGGTGCAGGGGTCATGAGCGCACTGAGGGCGGTTTCGTCTAGAAAGATGCCCCACGTAAGGTAGGCATCCTTGCCATTTATGTAAAGTTGTCCTTTAAGCATAACTATTTAATCATTAAATAACCTCATAGGCTTCGCTGTGAGCCGCTTTTTCTATTGTTGAGTATAGTTGTAAGGGTTGACGAGCGAAAAGCCTATAGAGGTCAAATATCCTTTAATCTTCTGATCATGTCATCCAGCTTGGCTCCGAAGTCATTATAGGTGAGCTTTGAATATTTCACGATGTCTTCGAGATAGCTGTTTGTCATAATCATCATATTTCTAATCTCCAATACTGCGCCATTGGTTGAGATTCCGAGTGTAACGATGCTCTCCATCTGTGATATGGTGGTAGTCATGTTCTGAGCGATTGACTCTCCTGCAATCTGCAGGGCGGTGAAGCGACCATTCAGCTCGTCCGCGGTATCTTGCCCCATAGATGCCCATCCTCCGCTTGTTGCGGTCTGTGATGAGGATGAGGAACCAGTGTAGCCTGTTACCTTTGCCCACTCGTCACGTCTCTTCAAGCCTTCCTGGACTATATCATCGTAACGCTTGTAGAATGCATCTACATCATCCTTGGTTAGCTTTCCGTTTTTATCCTTCATAGCCTTTGCCCAATCATCGTAGAGTTTCTTCAAGTCTCCATTGATAAGGTCTTCCATACTGAAAGAGAGAAGGGACTTCTGCATCTTTTCTGCGAAATCATCTGCCATTTCGCTAGCAAAGTCGCTACCATCCTTCTTCATGTCCATAAGGTCCGTCAAAAAGCTATCTCTCATTCCACTGAAGGAAATCTGAGTAAGATTCTCCTTGAACTGCTCTGACAACTCTTCCAGCTTGCCCGCTTGGTCTATGTAGTCATTCAGCTTCTCCGTCAGACGCCCACCATAGTTACCCTTGCCAGTGTTCTCGATATGCTCCCAAATGGCAACGTTGCCACGGAGGAGCTTCATTTCCTCTGGGCTGAGGGAAAAGAGGTCGCCATTGAAATCTGACTTGACGTTCTTCTTGATCCAATCCATCTCGTCACTACCGAAGCCACCCCAATAAGCGTTCCATGAGTGGTGCGAACCGTGATAGCTTGCCTGTGCCTTTGCGATGTCGAGGTAGTTCTGATTGGTCTCCTGCTGATTCTTGTAGGCTTGCTCGTAGTATGAGGTTGCCTTGAAACCATAGGAGTTTTCCATTGCGTCAGTCAAATCCTCGATGGATTGCTGCAAGAGGGTATTTCTATCCGTCAGCCTTTCGATGGTATCATTGACCTTCTTTGCATTTCCGTCTCCACCGAACAGACTATTAAAGCCACCGAATGAAAGCGTGTTGAGGATATGAGAAACGTTGTTCCCGATACTCTTCAATGGCTTCATAACGATGTCACCCGATAAAGCATCATCGAGGATGCCCGTTACTGCGCCAAAGACCGTGTCCATGAGGTTGCTGATGAGTGTTCCGAAACCATCTTTCAGAATATCGAGGATGCCGAGTATTGCGGAGATTATTTCACCTGCCATACCGCTATCCCCTAAAGCTTTCGTCAGAGATTTGGCTGCGTCACTATCTTTACCGAGCAACCCTTGGATGCCCTTTGCTAGAGTGTTGGCAACGTCCTTCTGCATAGAGCCACCGAAAAGCTTGTCAAGCCCTAGGATAGAGTTTCCTATGCCTTTGAGTGACCCCGATGTAAGACCCTGCAAACCATTTTCTAGCTGCTGGAACTGAGAAACTGCCTTCTGTGCAGATGTCTGCAAGTCTGATGATGCCTTCTGAACTGATGAGCCAAACTCCAAAACGTTGTTAGATGCGGTAGCGAGAACGCCCTGCGCTCTAGAGAGGTTGGCTTCAGCCTTGCTGATACTTGTCTTGTCACCGCTCTTCTTAGCCTTGGCGAGGTCTTCCTGCGCCTTGGTGACAGCTTTCGTGGCTTCAATCTCTCGCTCCTGTGCATCAATATAGCCCTGCATGGCTGACTGATAGGAGTTGATGTCATCCGAAACCTTCTTAAAGATGTCACTATTCCAGATGGTGGCAGAGCCTTGTAACTTGGAGATAAGTTCCTGTATGGTCTTCTGCTCATTAACATCTGTTGTGCTCTTGGAGAGCTCTTGCAGCTTCTCAATGGTAGGCTCCAGTTGGTCCTTGAACATAGCACCGAAGTCTCCGAAGACGCTTCCCCAATCGATGTTCTGTCTGATGGCATTTATCTCGATGGTTTGGAGGTCCTTCTTTCTCTGCTGCTGAAGAGAGAGCTTTTCGCCCTGCGTCTGAGCCTTGGCAATCTTCTCTTCATACTCCTCGGCAATGGCTTGTTTCTGCTGATAGAGTGAACCATACTCCTTCAAGTAGTCACGCATAGAGGTGAGGGCTTCCCTGTTGACCTCATCAAGCTTCTTATTATACTCTTGGGTAGCGAGGTCTCTAGCCTTATTGAGGGCATTGGACTGAGCAGAGGTAAGGGTTACTTTCTTGCCAGCTTCCTTGTTTTTCTTCTTGAACTCTGCTTCCTGCTTGTCAATTTCGGCTTTGCGCTTGGCATAGTCGTTCTTGATTTGAGCAAGCTTCTTCTCCGTGCCTTCCTGCATGAGGGAGATAGTTTCATCTGTATTTTTCTGCTGCAAAGTCTTCAAGCGGTTGTTTAAATCCTCTTGGGCTTTGATAGTCTTGTTTTCTTCCTTAATGCGAGTCTTACGAGCTGTAACTGCCGCTCTTGCTGCCCTTCCGCTTACATCACCACCTCGTTTCGAGTAGGCATCCTTGGCTGCGTTATATTCACGCTGCGTCCTGCCATTGTTAGCCAACGCTTGTGCTCTTTTTTTGGCTTGGTTGAGGAATTGTTTGGCGGTGTTCCATTGAGCCTTGAAAATCAAAGGAATGGTCGTAGCGCCAGTGACCGCCCAATTCCGCTTCATCGTTAAGAGGTTGTTCAGAACCTTTGTTTTCTCAGACTCCTGCATGCGGAGATTCAGATCAGCAGGATTGTTCTTGATGTCCTCTCGAAGACCTGCTATCTCTTTCTGAGCCTTATTGATGAACGCATCCAATCTACTCTCACCTGTGGCGTAGTTGATGGTTTCGTTGGCAGCTTGCCAATCGTTGGCCAGATTGATTGCTTCGTCATAGAAGTCAAAGATTTCTTGACGTACACTTTCGTTCTCCTGTGCTTCTTGCAAGCGAACTTCGATAGGCTTTGCATTCTCGGCTGCTTGGTCTCGAAGTTGGATGATGTTGGAAAGCTTTTCTTCTGCTTGGTCAAGGTCTGCTTGGGCTTGGCTTATCTGTGATGAGATAGCGATGCTACCTTGACCGCCATTTGCTGCGTCTGCTCTGAGTTGCATTTGAAGCTCCTCAACCTTCTTTCGGTACTTCTCAACTTCCTCAACTGCCTTGTCGTACTTCAACTCATCCATGCTCTCGGCAACTTCCTTCTGTGTCTTAGCAAAATCGGCAGATGCAAGTTGAGCTTGTGAGTATTGCTCCGTTAGCTGAGGTGCGAGGTTGGAGAGTTTTTGATAAGCTTCTGCCTTCTCGTATTCTGTAGCTGTCTCAGACTGAATGGTTCTGATAAGGCTTTCGATATTCTGCTGACGTTCCTTGACCTTGTTGTCAAATTCATCCCATGCTTCATTGGATTTCCTTACTGCCGTTTCATGTGCCGATTCTGCGGTAGCTAACTTGTATACGGAATAGGTTACTGCTGCGATGGTGGCAGCTATCCAAAAAAGAGGACTTGAGAACATAGAAGCATTCCATGCGTCCTGTGCCCTTTTGCAGAGAAGGGTGACCTGTGCCCATATTCCTTTGGCTGCGGTGTCTCTTGCGGTAGCTGCGGTATTCAAGCCTTGGGATGCGGTGTTAGCCGTATTGGCTGCTGTATTTGCTTCTGTGGCTGCGGTTGCAGCAGTTTCTCTAGCCGTTTGGAGTTGCTTTGCAATGGTGTTCCTTTCGTTAACGGCAGTGTTGAGTTTGATTTCTGCTGTCGCTACCTTCTGCCCATCTGTATAGGATTCCAGGGCATCGTAAGCATCTTGGAGTGATTGAACCTCGTTATCCTGCATAGCAAGTTTGTTCTCCAATGCCTTCACTTTCTCTGCGGCTGCGGTGGCTGCGTCTGCCTTTGCTTTTGCCTGCGCCTGTAGTTCGGCAACGTAAGCCGCGACCTCTTCACGCTTAGATGCTACCAACTCTGCCTGTGCTGCTGATAACTGACCTTTGGCTACTGCTTCTTCAAGGTCTGTCTTCTTTGCTTCTTCCTTCATAGGGAGCAAAGATTCAAGAGCTGACAACTCGGCTGCATATCCTGCATTTGTTGCTGCTGTGTCAAAGGCTGCTATACTAACAGCCATTGCCTTATAAAGACCGATGGCAGATGCGGCTGCAAGGATAACCTCACCTATCTCCTTCCAATGGTCGATAACCTTAGATGTGATATCCAAAGTATCATTCATCAAGCCTTCCGTCTGTGTGCCAAGGTCATTGATAGCCATTTCGATGGTATCTTGGATATTGCTTATCTGTCCAGTAATAGAGTGAGATTGCTTTTCCATCAATCCACCGAACTTGCTACCCTCGGCGGTCATACTCTGCATTGCCTGGATGAAGATATCGCTGGTAACCTTGCCTGCCTTGATTTGCTTCTGTACCTCCTTGATGGCGTTGGTAACGTCAAGACCCATAACCTTGGCTATCTCGTCTGCGATAGGAATACCTCGGTTGAGGAACTGGTACAAGTCCATCGTGTCCATCTTGCCCTTGGCGATGGTGGTGCCGTAAAGCATCACGAGGTCTTTAAGGTTTAGACCCATACCTGCTGCAACATCTCCCAATCCGATAAGCGTCTTGTTGACATCCTCGGCTGCTACGTTGAACGCAAGGAGCTGCTTGGCTCCCTCTGTAACGTCTTCAACCCCGAAAGGTGTGACGGCTGCCGTGCGGATCAACTGCTTCATGAGAGCATCAGCTTTCTCCTCAGACTGCAACATCGTCTTGAATGCCATTTCTGTCTGCTGGAACTGACCGCGGACCTGCATCATCTGATTGACGAACTTGCCAATGCTCCAACCGCCAATGGCAATGTTCATACTGTTCTGTATATTCGAGATTACATCGTCAATAGACTTTCCGTCCTTCTCAACCCTCTCAGCAGTCTGATGAACTGCGTTCTGAATGTCTCGAAAACCGGAAACGACCTTGGCTGTCTCGACTATTGTATCGAATTTAATGCTTGGCATAATGTTCTATTTTTCCTTGAATTTATACTCTGTTATAAAGAATCGCCGGGGAAACACCAAATATGAGTGTTCGATATGGGAACTTTACGTGCGTGCGCAGGAAGACTTCGGTTAAATCTCGGTCTCGGACTCTATCACCGCCTTCATGACCGCCTCCTTGTTGTTGCCATCGATGACCTCTTCCCCTGCTGCCGGTATATGGGCTTTCTTCCTCTCCTCGTCAGACAGATAGATTGAAGTAATCTTGTCTTTGAGCATGAGAGTCAGGTTGTTATACGATATTCCCCATACCACGTAATCGAAAGTCCATCCGTATCTTTCGCAAGCAGCATCTATTAGAGTTCCCCATATTGTCTTGCCCCCGAATATAAAGCTATTCTCCGACTTCTTCGCTGCGTTGACTTTTGCCATACGCTTCGCTTCTTCTTCCATTCCTGTCTCTTTGGCTATTGTCTGGTATGAGTTAGCCTTAAGGATGATGATGAGGAGAGTGGCTATATCCTCGTTGGAACATTCTTTGAAGATTAACTCCGTCTGCCTGCTTACGCATTTGGAGTCTAGTATTTCGTTCTTTGTATTGAGTGAATGATATGCAATCAATCTGCAGCATGTCTCCCTTTTGGTGTTTGCAACTCGCAATGCTTCCAAGAATGGATCAGCTTGAAGTAACTCTTTGTCTAGCTCCAAGCTATCTACTAACTGCGACGTTAGGTACATCATGCCCAGTGTAGTAGGGTAGATGTTAACGTGAGCGTGCTCAGTATCAAAGCCTATCGGCATATCTGTGAGCGTATTCGATATAATGATTCCTAACTCTTCCATATCACTCGAATTTAAATTGTTGGCACCCAAGGCAGGACTCGAACCTGCGTCTTTCAACCAGCTTTTGAAGACCCTGGATTTTTTTTGCATGCGACGGACTATTTGGTCTCGCTCTCCCAACTGAGCTACTTGGGTAGGTTGCCGGCTGATAACCCTCAGTCGGCGGAAGGGATATTAGGATATGCCTATGTCTCTTTGTAAGTTTCCGTGATTCCAGCAGGAGCGGTATTGCCATCCTGCGGCTTTTTGAAAGTCAAGGCATACTTTTCACCTGTTCCCTTTGTGGCAGTAATGACACGCCAACGGTAAGCACAATATACGTCCTCACCCTTCGAGTTGACAGTCTTAGCCACTGCGTCACCCTCTGGAATGAGAGCTGAGTGAGTGTACGTGATAAGAGCACCGCTCTCAGTTGTATAGGCCTCTTCTGCACCGATTGTGGTATTACCCATGTAAACGCCAGGAAGCTCGGCGTCTTCCGGTTGGATAGCCAAACGGAAGTTACCCTCTACGATACCGTCGATGGTCTTGAATGGCTGCGACTGGTTCTTCTTGATGAAGAGCTGATATGCAGCCTCGTAGGTAGACTTCTTTGTCTTGCGGTCAACAATTCCGCCACCTTCCTCAACCTGGGTCATAGTATCGCCTTTCGTTGGAGTAACAGTAGTAGTGCCATCCTTTGGAGTTGGGAGCTTAGTCCACTCATTCTTTTTGCTACCTACCTCTTGAACGTAGATAGTGCATTTGCCCCATGATGTTACTGACATAATTTAATCGTTTATGAGTTTATATTCAACTTGATTATTTATTACATGTTCTCCCGTGCTTGTTGCATATACCCTCTGCTCAATAGCGTGGGCTGCATACTCGCTCGTTCTGAACGTTTCCAAGAGATTCCAAGCCAGTTTGCAGATTTCGTCAACTCTGATAGTGTTCTCCTCGAACTGCCCATCTACGTCCTGGTCTTGTATATATATATTTACATTTATAATCGCCGTTTGAAGCTGCGTTCCCTCATTAGCCAAGATGGAGATAACGACATCTTCCTTATGAGAATTATGCGGTCTCATCGTCTTTGACAGCTTGCCATTGACGTTGTTCATAAAACCGCTTTCATTGATGTACCGGTAAACATCTGTCTTAATTGCTCCGTCTGATTTCATATCTTCCACTTGTTTATTTCATTAACTGCTGAGTCTATTGCTGTCTTCACACGCTGCTCTACAATGGATGTGGCCCATATCTTCGTTGATGCGAGGACATCCTTGCTTTCCAAGGCTTCCACCTCTCCTGCGTATTCCATTCCGGCAACGACAACCAAAGCATAAACCCTGGAATATTCCTTAGCAAGGTCATTGATCATCTTCTTGCCCTTTACAGAGCCGTCAGTGCCACTGAGAACCTGCGAAAAGGCTGATTCCATATATTTACTTCCCTGCTCGTACACGGCGAAGCCTATGGAGCTTCTTAGGTTGCCCGTATGGTCTATCCAGCTTTCCTTGGCAGACCTGTTACGGATTCTAACCACAGATTCGTCTCCTAGCTTGCTCAATGCCTTAAGCACATTCTCTTGTATCTTCCTTGCGGCTCTTTGTAGGAAGGCATCGAGAGCGGAAGCGCTGGTTGTCATTCTTATGCCCATATCTTACACTGTAGTTGATAACGATGAAATCCCTTGACCTTGATAATTACCTCCTCTGCCCCTAAAATTTCTAGCTTGATAAAATCCCCATAAGAGAACTTTTCAATTCCTACGGGCAAGTTATGCACTTCGTAGGAGTAGTAATCAATAGAACCGTCAGATGTAACTAACTTGTTGGCCTCGCCAGCAGGAACTACATCACAAGTGCAGCAGAACTTCCACTCGGTCTTGCCCTGGTGATAATTTCCATCATCATCTGTATAGCCAGCTACCTTCTGCTGCCGGTATAGCTTTGAGGCATGAAAACTCAATAGACTCATCAGCAATTAATGTAAACTGTCGGCTTTGGAGTAAGTGAAACCTCCTCCTCGCCGATAGAGTTATATAAACGATTGACTTGAACTAATATAGCCTTTCGCTGGTCTTCCGAGAGGGAACCTATTGATTTGTCCGCTTCGGAGAAGCTAACGGCTTGTATGAGAGAAAGCAGACAGTCGGCAAGCGTTCCTTTGTAGGCGTCACTTCTGGCAACGTCACCAGTGAACTCTGATTCGATATCGAGGTCACGCTTTATGCAAGCGTTTTCCACGAAACCATAGGGGATAGGGATGTGTACCTCATCCACCAAAGCTTGTCCGACCGTCTTCATGATTACTCCTCAGCTTTAGCTGCGTTATACTTGAACTCCTTCTTCTTTGTAGGAGGCAGCTCATTGTAGGCATCAATGACCTCCTTGTCGCTGGCGTCACTAGGAAGTGTAGCACCAAGAGCGTTGAGAGTTGTGATAGCCTCCGGCTTCTTGTAGGTCACATCAGAGATTGTTACCTTAGCGTCCTCTGTATCTGCTTTCTCCTTTTCGGTATCAACCGAAACGTCTGGGTCAGCCAGCTTAGTATCAATCTGATAGATTGTGTCAACGTCCTCGATGACAGGCAAGCAGTATGCCTGCACCGCAGTAGTCTCACGCAATGGATCAGTTGTTGAATACTGAGAGATAAGCTTGTAATCAATCTGCTGATAGGTTACACCTGCCACTCTGTTGGTTGCCTCTGCTACCTGACCGTAAACGAGGGCACCAATCATCTGTGAGCATACACCGATAATCATATTGTTGTTCCAAGGCTTAACACTCTTCTTCACGCCATCATGCTCCAAGCGGACGGTACGGTTGATGATGCGGAATGATACACCGGTCTCGTCCAAGAATGCTTCCTGGAATACGCTGGAAGTAGGAACCGGCAGCTTTGTGTTGGAGTCATAAGTCTGACCCTTATAGTTGGCAACAAGCTCGCGAGCGTCCTGTGCCTTCTTCAATTCGTCAAACTTAGCCTTACCAATCCAGAAGATCAAGATGGTGTTTCCATCATTCGAAGCTCTCGCGATACATTCCTTCAAGTCTGCAACGGTAATACCAGTATCAACATTGTTGATGCCGAGCTGATTTTTCGGCAAGTACTGATACTTGATACGGAGCAACTCCTTTGGATTATCGTCGTCACGAACAGCTACGTAGCCGTTAGAAAGACCATACAAAAGGGCGTACTCATTACGCTCATCAACACCGACATTACAAGCTACCGGGTCCTGAGCCAACTTACGGCGAATCTCTGCTGTCTGACCTCCCTGTGCTTCCATGAGTCTGAGAGCGAGGATATCTGACTCCTTCAAGAATTTCTTCATACCGACTTTTGGCAGTTTGCCGTTGGCGGTTGAAATCTTGTCACGAGACTTCAAAGGAACAGGAGAATCCACTGCCACGTAGTCAGCAGCTACGTAAGAGGTATCAACTGTGTCGGCTTCCCATTTGTTGTCGGTAGAATAAACGCGACGGAGAATGGATGTATCCTTGTGGAGATACGTCATCTCGTTCTTGCGCTTACCGTTAATCTTCTCAATCAATGTCTTCAGGATTGGGAAGAAACTCAAGATATACTTAAGAAATAAAGAACTCTGTTGCATAAATCACCTCCTTAACCGATTGCATCGTGTCCCCACTGAAGAGTAGGAACGGCTGTTTTCAAAGCTGCCTTGATTGTATCGACAGGATAAGGGACAGCCTTATCGTTAGCCTCACCTGCCGTCATAACACCAACATGAGGGGTATCTGCCGGAACTGTTGTCATACAGATGCCAACATACTCGTGGCTATCTGGCAAAGAAGCATAAGCCCCACCTGTTACAGGCATTGGCTTGTACTCGCCAGACGTAGTGTCACGAATGATAATGTGTCCGCACTGGATGAACTCTCCAGAGAAACCTGTCAAGTCAAGAACGACACCACCCATGATGCCATTCACGTAATTTCTGATGATTACAGACTCCTTGCCTGAATCATACGTTTCTGTCTTGCTTACGCCATACATAACTTTTAAAATTTAAAGATTACATTGTTTCGGCAAGCTCATCAATCTCATTGTCCTTGATAACCTCAACCTCATCCTTCTTAGGCTTTCTCTGAGCCGCAGGAGCACCAAGCTTTCCGAGACCTTCGTTAGCACGCTCTTGATCGATAGCTGCCAAGTCCTCCACAACACCATCGTAGAAATCATCGAACTCAGATTCGTTCTCGAACTTCATCTTGTCGAAATTCTTCAAGACAGTCTTTCCGAACGTACCTTTGTCCTTAAGGAGTGCCTTCAGCTTAGAACGGCGGCCATCATTCTCACGCTCTGACTTCAAACCGAGGATTTCGGTCTGCAAGGCTTTGTTCTGAGTAATGAGTGCCTGCGCCCATGCTGGGACCTGCTCATCTTTCTCTCTCTTCTGTTTGCGGATTGGTTTCTTGTTGCCGGCAGGGTCATCATCATCGTCATCGACCTCGTCGTCATCCAAGTCTTGACTATCCTTAAAACTCTGAATAGTACGCTGCGCAGTCTTTTGCGCAATCTTAAGATAAGGAAGAACCGCATTGACCTGCTTTTCAATCTCTGCGTTTACATCCTCGTCTGAGGCTTCTTCATCGAGTTCTAAGTTATTGGCAACATCGGCAGCAATACCCTCTAACTCCTCTCTACTGAACCCCAACGCCTTTGATTTGGGTTTCAGAATAACTAAAACTTGCTTCGTTCTTTTTTTCATTCTAACTAAATATTTAATTGAACAATAAAATTCAAGAAATATCCCAGTACGAAGCGATAGCAATAAGTAATGCTGCAAAATTATAAAAAAAATATTTAATCACCAAATATATTGCAAGGAAATATACTTAATGATTAAATACTTTATGGTTACATATAAATATTAATCTGGATAATTGAGCTTATCCGGTCCAGCTGTGGATAGATATACGGAGAACATATCACATAGTTCTTTTGCTCCTTTTAAGTCGTTGAGCTTGTAATTACCGCATTCCACTTCCGATGCACCTGGAATCGTCTTTGATAGCGAACAAGCCTTGAAGGCTTCTACTATCATTTCCTTTATGAGCTTTGAAGTCCACGTACCTTTAAGGATAAGATAGAAACCTGTAAGACAACCCATCGGTCCAAAATACAGAACGGAATTGCTAAGAGGGCTGTCATTTCGTAGGTAGTCCGCCATCAAATGCTCTATTGTGTGCGCGACAGCAGGTGACATCATATCTTTGTTTGGCTTGCACACGCGAATATCGAATGTGGTAGCAGTCTCCATGCCCCATTTATCTACTCTCGAAACATAAAGACCTGGCTTCAGTTTCGTATGATCAACTTTAAAACTTGGTATCATTCTCTAATAATTTACAAACAACACTAAATGCCTTTTCGGCAAGACTATCCCAAAAACCTGCATACTGCTCGGTCTGGTTCGGCTCCAGGGGATTATCGCTAATAACTCGGATGGACGTAAAACCAATACCCTTCTTGTAGCATACCTGCGCGAGGGCAGCAGACTCCATGTCAATAGCACATACGTTATACGAATTAGGAAGGAAATCCTTAATCGCCAATACCTGCTCTCTCGTAGTGACAAACTTATCTCCCGTAGCTATGGTTCCTAATCTGAATCTTTCATCCATATCAATCCAGGAGAAATCAGAAGGAAAGACTGCCGGCATACCTTGAACTTGCCCGTTGGCATTCGGTTCGCCGCAATATACATCGTGGTAGCAGTACGAATTGCCAATCACGACATTACCAGGCTTTAAACCGGCAACAGCAGCACCGGCACATCCTACCGAGATAACTCTTGTAACTTTGCTGGACGTATTCGACGAAAGAAATTCTGTCAAGCAAGATGCCGCATTAACCTTGCCAATACCAGACTTGATTAAAGCTATGTTTTGAACATTTTTGTAGTCAAGCCAATTCTTTGCAATCCATTCGCTGATAAGGTCGTATTCCTTATCCATAGCGGTAACTATGACAATCATTGCGCACCTCCTTTCGTTAGCTTAAGCTTCTTGCAACGGTTGTAAATAGCGTTCTCGTCCACGCCAATCTTGGTAGCAATGGCTTTTACCGGGTACTTGCCATACATTCTGCGAATGATGAAATCCTCGTCAGCAGTAAACACGTGGCTCTTGCTGATACCCATTTCCTTCATCTTACGATGGATGGCCCAATAATTACGATTGAGCTGCTTTGCAATCTCCGTTGTCGTCATCACCAAAGCGTTAACCTTGATGAACTCAATCTCTTCTGCACTAAAATGTTTTCCTCTACTCATTATTTAATATTTGGGTTCGTTAAGCCGCCCAAGGCTTTCTTTCTCTTTCTGTTATATCTTCTGTTTGCAGCAATCCTTTCAGCGTTCTCTTTACGATAGACTTCCATTCTTGCCAATAAATGTTCCTTATGCTCCTGGTAGTACCTTCTATGGTATTCCCGGATATCCTCCTCACTTCTCGCCATGAACCTTGTCTTTTATAAGTTCGTACAGTGATGGGCTGAGTGTGCTCCATTGATCATTCTCGTCTTTCACGAGATAGAATCCATCAGGAACATAGAACTCTCGATTTCTCAACCTAACTATCAATGTCTGTTTAGTACAGTCTCCGCTGACAGTCTTTACTAACTCTGAAACGTCCGGGCATTTCCATAATTCTTGGATGTTCTCGGAAGATACTTTAATTGCAATCATATCACTTGAACTTAATAATGAAAAACTCATGGTCCAACCACTTGCCTGGGCAAAGACCTTCCTTCGGCTTGCCGATGGTTATACTCTCAATCTCCTTTTCTACCTTTGGGCTATCGTCATAGTAGCCGTTCTTGAAGAGAACGTGAGTGAATGGTACGAACTTCATTGTACCATTATTCAGTTTCTCCTTGATAGCATTGATGTCTATAAGCATTTCAAATGTCTTACCGATATGAAGCTTATCATACTTATCGAAATCTTTGAATTTCTCATCCTTGATAAGGAGAAGGCGACTCATCCAAAAATCTTTAATTACCCGATACTCTTCATTCTTTTCGCCCGACACTATCATATCGAACCATTCCTTGCTGACGGTGAGGGTCAATACTTTCTTTTCCATACTCAGAATGTTTTATCATTATGTTACTGTCTCTTCTTAACTCAGCCATAAACTTTCGCTTGTCCATTAGGTTCGGCTTGTAGTCCGTCTTATGGCATCCACACTGACCAACACGAAACCAATAGTCTATCTTTCCGAAAGGAACAGGCTTGGCGTTTGCGAAACTATACTTCTTTTTCATTCTTCATCTTTTTTTCTTAAAAATATGTAACCATTCCCTGTATATACAGGTCTGAGGGCATAAACTCTATCTAAATACTCTATCATCTTTGCTTCACGTTGCGAAGAGAGACGTGGGCACTGACAGAACTCGTCCGTGTCGTTAAAGTCGTATATGACTTGCATAATTTTGCGTACTATATCATCTTCACTCATTCTTCCACCTCCTCCCAGTCTGTTGCAAGAATATCATCCAAGGAGAAGAAATGCCAATAATGTGGTACAACATGGGTGAATGATTCTATGGAACTTTGTTGGTACAAGATGGATATTTCTTTATACTTGTTTATAGACAAACTAAAATAACAGCCGTTTCTTCTCACTTTCTTTCCCTCCTTCATTCTTCTCAGAGCCTCCGAGAAGTCAAATATTTCCTTGCTCATTATAATTTTGCTTTAAAGTTGTAAATTGGTTTAATAACATCAATGACATCAACCGTATGTTTGATTAACTCAACAATCTCTTCGGTTGGCTTGTATGCCATAGGTGCTTCATCAATGGTTTCTTCACAAACTGATGTGGAATAAATACCTTTCATTTCATTCTTGTAAGAATCCATAGATAACTCTTTCTTTGCCTGTGTACGAGACATTAATCTACCTGCGCCATGAGGGGCAGAGCATAGCCAATCTTTGTTACCTTTTCCCTTGCAGATAAGAGAACCATCACGCATATTCATTGGGATAATGACTACCTCATCCTTTTTTGCACTGATAGCTCCCTTTCGCAATATACCCTTGTCTGTATCTATATAGTTGTGAATGGTTGTAAAAGAATGCTTGTCTGAATTTGGGTCAATATCCACACCTAAAGCATTTACAAGTCTGTTGGCGATAATCATTCTGTTTTGTTCAGCATATTTTTGAACTATGCGCATATCATTGAGGTAGTCATTGAGCAAATCACCTTCCAAGTAAGAAAGTTCCTTGCTTATATTTTTAGTACCTAATGACTTGATAACACTCTGTATCTCATTTTCTCTGCCTTCGCTTTTTAGCTTGGCAATAACCTCCGACTTATCGGCAGCCTTCTTGTGGCAATACGGGTAAGCAAGGTTTTGGTAATAGTTGCATACCCTAACACCAAGGTTTCTACTTCCTGTATGTATCACAAGAAACTTCTCTCCTTCTTCATTTGCATCTAACTCAATAAAGTGATTGCCACCGCCAAGACTTCCAACAGAACGATATACTATTTCCATGCTGTCAAGACAATCCCAAGCACGGAATTTGCCAAACATACAACCATCAACCAATCCGTTTATGTAGGCTGATACTTCTCCCTCGTTGACATTAAAACCAGACGGAATCAACTTATTGACTGCTTCATCAAATTTCTGCAAGTCAATATCAACTTTACCAAGTCTTACGACTTTCATGCCGCAGCCTATATCTACTCCAACAGTGTTAGGAACTACTCTGTTATCAAGCTCTATTACCGTGCCAATAGTGCATCCTTTACCTGCATGGCAATCTGGCATTATTCTTATTTCACAACCAGAGTAAGCATCGCTATTGGATAGAACTTCTATCTGCTTGATAGCTTCATCTTCTATTGTCTTTGCAAAGACCTTTGTAAACTCATTCATATCTCATTTCTTTTATCTTGTTAAACTAATTGCCTTTTTGATACGATGGTCGAACTTGTTACGGTATTTACACTTGCTCGAATCTTCACAGAACGTAACACAACCATACTCGTTATAAGCTTCCTTAAACTTCGCTTTCCAGTAAGGTGAAGGATGCTTACTTGGATAATCAGCATAAGTGTCTGCTTTCATTATCTTCTTTGCCAACCTAATCTTCATAATCTATAATTGTTTTAACTTATTGAATATTTTGACGAAGCGACGCATGTAATCAAAGTTTTCATTTTCGCTATGCTCACACACCATTCTATTGTATAGCCAACGTAGATGCTCCGCATCCTCGTGGAACTCTTTAATATCTTGTTCGTCTAAGATTATTTGTTTATTCATACGCTACTTCTCCTTATCGAATTTATTGCCAACAACATAAGCTTCAAATAAATTAACAAACGGCTCGTAATTGTCAACTTTATCTAAACTCTTGAAGGCAAACGTTCCTTCTTCTTCAATATAAACTACCTCATAGAGATTGTCTATACATAAAAGGTCATAACTGTCATGCACTATATCACCTTCCCAAATCTCCTTTCCCTCACTATCTTTTAACCCTGTGAACTGGCAGACGGTAGAAGGGTCAACCTGATAAGTGAGATTTCTGTTTAACTTGCTTTCTTTCTGACGATTCTCAATAATGTATGTATTACCATTCTCCTCGTAGAAATATCCGCAAACCCATCCTTTTCCGTCAAGACGTATAGCCTTGAATTTGATATTTTCTATCTTCATATCTATTTTGCTTTAATGTTATACACTCCATCAATGACCTCTACTTCATAACAATCGGGACAATAGTGTTTACCATCTATCATTTCCCAATCAGAGTAGTCACCAATATCAACTTCTTTGTTACTGAATAGTGCAGAGCAAGTATCTGTACCTCCAAATACTTCTCCGCATCTATCGCAAACAATCTGATACATTGTAATCGGTCTATACATAAGCTATTCTTATTTAAGTTCTACAGGATCATCACTCCAAGACAATTCTCTTCCGATGAGCATTTCAATACTACCTTTAGGAAGGTAACAGCAACCGGTATTTGCGTACCTCGGCCCATATAAATATACGACAGAGCAAATCCATAATGTATTACTTTCATTTCTGCAAGGTTTTTCTGCAAAAATATGTTCACAGCCACCTTTATCTACTGCTAACCAAGACATAACTATTCCTCCAATTTTTTAATTAATAAATTACTTTTCTTATCAAATAGTTTATAACCACTGCGGAGATACCAATCTAGAACAAAGCTATCAGATTCATCTTTATCAAATTCCAATCCGATTTTCTTCACCCCATTTAACTTAGCCTGTTGTTCTGCGAGTTGTAACAGGCGTTGTGCAACACCATTTCTTCTATAAACAACATCAACCCAAAGAGCGTATATTAGAGCATCAGCCTTGCCGAAAATATCACTAACATATAATGGAATAGATATTTGAACAGAGCCATGATTTTCTTCATCAGTTATTAAAATTCTGATTTCATCCTTCCATGTCTGTTTTTGTATCATAATCAATCCTCCAACTCTATATTGTGTTCTTCTGCGAAACTATCTTCTGCCTCTTCGCAAAACTGACCTTCGCAAAGTGATTCTGGGAGTGCTCTGCTAGTATAATACTCTCGGCAGCATAACTCACAGATTTCTTTTTCGTAATTATTTCTTAACTCTTCTCTAGTCATTATTCACCCTCCTTTCTGACTAAATAGTCGTACATAGGTTTGCAGTTTCTACGATATTCATTACATATCTTTTCTGCCTCTTCTTCTGTATCGCAAGTTGCAACAGTTCCATCGGGATATGTATCCCAATATCTAACTACATTAAATTTTGTCATATCACCCTCCAACTCTTTAAGTGCATCATGCAAATTAACAATCGCTTTTTCAAGTTCTTTCTGTCTGCCTTCTATTACCTTTGTTTTTTCATCAAAGATAGCAGAACAGGCATAGACAGAAGCTACTTGCATTACAGCATATTGTATTTTCTCGATAGCCTTTTCTTTGCTCATTTCTTATCCTCCTTTGCCTTTTTAAGATAAAATTCTCCCCAATCTTCAAAAGTCCAATCTCTTGTGTTATGAGTAAGATTGAAAACTTCCGTATCTTTCTCTAACTGGAGTAACAGCCAAGCGTAATCTTCATATCGCTGTCTTAGCAATCTTTTGCGACACAATTTTACATGCTTGTATAACTTATAATCAGCGGTTGCAGCATCAAAGATTATTTTACCTACTATTGCTAACAGATAAGCAGATATAACGTCTAATGCAATCCAACCTAATATTGTAATTACTAAGTCCATATTCTCTTCTTTTTACCCTCTCCTGTAAAAGGGAGAGGGTGTTTAGTTACTAAATCTCATCAAACTCTTTCTGAAATCTCTGTTTTGTTTCATTCAGAAGCTGCTTGAATTTTGTTTTAAACTCTTCATCACACTCTGAAAGCCCACAAATAGCATCAGCAAGACTACTACGCATTGATTTTGGAGACATATTTAAGAGTTCATTTACTTTAGGAATTAAACTCTTTGCTAAGATATTTGCTCTTTCTAATTTTTCTGTATTCATATTACTATCTATTTATATCCTTTGCAGGATGGTTAATCATAAATTATAACACAATCATTGTACACAGATACTTCAGCTATACTTAGAGGCTCTCCGTTTTCTTGTGTTCCATGAGAATAAGGAAAGCAAACTTCCATAGTCTTATCCTCTACCTTTGATAATTCATCAATTAATTCTTGTATTGTCATATTACTACTATTTATGCCCAAAAGCGATTAACTAATCTTTTTGATACTATCAATTTCCATACTCCATAGTACAAACTCTCTATTGGAGCGAGTGCCATCTTTCTTAGCAGGGTTGATTCTTACTTCAATCTTGCCAGTATAGCCTCTATAACTTTTTTCCGGAACAATACTTTTAATCCAACAAACATCACATCTGGAACAGCTAACTTTGTCGCCAACCTTGTATGGAAGACTTTCGATGTAATCATTTACGTAAGAACAAATCTCATCGTTAGCATCATTGATAATGCTTAGTTGTTTGTCAACCTTTACTTTTAATTCTTCTTTTGTCATATCTTTTAAAATTATGTCCGAAGACGTTAAACATTTAACAATACTCTTTTGAGCTTTATTCGCAAATTCTCTTTTAACTCTTTAGCTTCACTCCAAGGTGTATATGTTGTGGTATAAAAATTATAACTACGTTCATCTACACAATGTAAGCCTGTTATGAGTAATTCTAACTCTTCGTTTGATAATACAACATTTTTATCCATACTTCTATTATTTATGCCTGAAGGTAATTAATAATTGCGTCTTATCTCAACTTTCCACTCTTTAGAAGAGAACTTCTTTTTGAGGTTTTTAATTAAATTCTCTATCTCTTCAAGAGATTCGAAGGCATTAACTAAATCCCCTACTTCATACCAATCATCCCATCTGTCTGGTTGCTCATCTTTCTCCTTTTGAGTGAGTGGTCTAACAAACTCCCCTTTGATGGTTTGATAGTCGTTTGGAATTTCAATTCCACCCAAATATCCACTTACCGAGCTGTTACCACACATATTGCTTACTTTAATATACAATTTTGCGTAATAATGTATTGCTCCACCACAAAGACCACAAAAAGAACTAATTTCGATATTCATGAGTCTTTTTTTGTCTTTAGTATAGCTACCCATAGTTGTATATGTTTTATCAGAAAGATCAAACTGAAATCCTTCTCCAATATTCTGAGGAATAACCCCAGTTATCTTAGATATATCATATCCATTTTCTATTCGTAAATAGCTGTTTGTATTCATACGCTTTGCTTTTTACACTAAGTTCTTTCTAGCCCAAGCTTCAGCCTTTGGCTTAGTCTTAAACTTCTTATCTTTCACTTCATGCCAAACTCCATAAGGACCGGTCTTATACTCGATGAGAAACAAACCTTTCTCAATCTTGACTATTCTATATTCATAATACATACGCTTTATTTTTTAAGTTTCTTATATCTTTTATACCAATCTGGTGAGAAATAACCACATAGATATGCTGCTATAACGCTACAAATTAAAAAATAAACCGTTAAAAATATCCAGAAAGCAATTCCTAGAATTTCATTTTTTACTTCGCCCATACGCTTTACTCCTTAACTTCTTTAAAGATTACACACTTATTATCAGAACGTTCTCTTATTGTCCATTCCCAATATAGTCGATTATTCAAAGCGTTCCAATTATGATTTTTACACTTCAGCGTATTATTAGCGCACCATCCATGGGAACACCCAAACGCACAATTCCAACAATTTCCTGTGGCATCTTCAACAACAATGTATTTTTTGCCACAGTAATTAAAATATTCTCCAACTTTAAGCTCTTTCATTGCTCACCTCCTTTTGGGAACAAATCATCAATATTGATATATTCTACTAATGAGCCTTTAATGTAACAATCCCAAGCCTTTGTATCGACGACATCAGCTTCAAAACATTCTTCTTCTTTGTCTTTGTAATGAAGCAATAAATAGTTGCATCTACGTTTTGGTGCTTCACTAGCAGGATGCCATAAATTCTTCAAGAACTCATTGATAGCCCACTTAGCACCAGCCTTGAAATCTATAATACATTGATTACGTTTTTCTTCATTAGTAATAGGATAATTCCATTCGGCTTCATCCCTATCATAAAACTCACCAATCATATAGACTTTTGCAACTTCTTCTATTTTCTTATCGTCCATCATATTTTTAAGTTTTATAGTGACCTCCACGACCAGTATTGTTCTGGGGCTAAGAAGGTATATGGGCATAAAGCCTTAACTTACTTTCGCTCATTCTGTGTCGTGGAGGTTGTACTATTCAGGATTATTTCTTGTGCCTAGAAGATGTTCATTACCTTCGTAAGGAATACAATACTTACGACCAAATCCGATACACCGAAAAGGATATTGTGATTCTTCTCTATAATGAGAAAAGAGGTCAGCTTCCCATACATCATCTTTCTCATTTCGCCCCAATACTTTATCGAATGTCTTAAACTCACACTTAGGCTTTTCTATTTCCAAAGTTTTAAGATCGAGTTTGCCACCAATTTTTTCCTCAATATTATATATATAGATTTGAGCAGCATTACTTTCTTCAATATGAAAATGTTTGGTAACACAAGTATAGCGTCCTGGGACATAATTTTTATAATTCTTATTAAGATAATGTCTACCTATAAAGGTTGTATATGTATCATCTTTAAACTTTTCGAAGATAATATGCGCATTATTCTCATTAACCAAGATATCGCCCTTCTGCCAAGCAAATTTGTTCCAATCACGCATTTCCTTAGAAGGGAATAATAACGGCTCTGATCCATCGTAATCATAGAATCTGCCACTACTTAAGAATAGTGATGTTCCTCCATGATGTTCCACAGCTATATAACCGCCACTTACATGCGAAAAAAATACTTCACTAAACAAAGGAGAATATAGCTTCGTATTTGCTGGCTTATCCTTTAGGATTTCCACTATATTAATCTCAGTTTCCATAACTAAACCAATTTTTGCGTTAAACAATACTGGTAGTAACTCATACTACCAACGTTTTTTGATATTTTTGGCAACTCCCCATCATAAGGAGTGACTTTCAAGCCATCAATGAAATCAGCATTCTCAGTTGATACCTCGGTATCATGCTCATTCATAAACACCTTTTGCGCTGTCGTAGAATGGCTTTCTGCTCTCAGCTTACCGAGTGAACGCCAAACCTGCTTGCGATGGATGAACAATCCATGCAAAGGAATTGTCTTAACTTCTACTTTTGTTTCCATAACTAATTTCTCATTATGTGACACTTGATAACCTTGTGAACCGCATTTGGCTGCGATTCATTAAAACTCTTAATGAACTGACGCTCCATTTCCTGTGGAAAGATGGGCTTTGTCGGCTTCGGCATAGTGAGGACTGCTTGAATCTTTGCCCCCCCATCCAAGGTAAGCAGACATCTGCGAGTAATTTTCTCAAATAACATAGAGCTCTCCATAATCTTAATCGAAAATATGATGGTTCAACTTTCTCTTTCTGAGGTTTCTCTTAATCACTTCCATATCCTTGTGGTCGTTAGTGTGGTCCGCAAGAAGCTTGATGATTTCATAGATGTCATTTGCGTTATCCTCCAGGTTGGCGCAAATATTCTCATCACCGAAGAAACTCTTATTAAAGGGTTTCAAATGGAAGTAGTACTTTTTGGCTGCATCCTGCATTTGAGTGTAGTGCATCTTCTGCTCTTGCTTGTAGCGAACGCTTAACAGCCTAAACATGCCCTGCTCATCCTTGATGAGCTGATCTAATACATCTGTTACCATTGCAATCAAACAGCCATTGACCTGCAGGCGTTGAATAATCTTTTCCTGCTTCAAGCCAGATGTTACACCAAGCTCTGAGAGTGTAACCTTCAAATCGTTTACTGTAACTTTCTCTTTTCCCATTGTCTTACTTTTTAATTATCAAACCATAAACCTGCATATCTCCATTCCCAATGAAGGCAAGTGTCATTAGGCTTCTTGCCTTCACTATAGCATATCTCGGAAGCTATGCAATTACTACATATATGCTTCATAATCATGGAAGTTTAGATACCAAATAATCTATCTCCTTATCCGTAAGCTCCAAATCGTTCTTACGCTTGAACTTGATGATGGCATCTACTCCGACCTCGCCTTTAACCAACTGATAGATGGCATCCTCATCAAATCCCTTATCTAGGTCCTTGATAAGTTCCATTCCTAAATCATAGATTTTCTGTTGAATCTCCTTTTTGAGGTCTGCGTTAATTCGCTCTAAAGCTTCTGCTTTTTGACTGAATCCGCATCCGCCCTCAATGGCGAAGTCGTTACTGATGTTCTGACACATCTGATCAATGTCCTTGCTACCGAAGAACTGAGCGAAATAGGTATCGCCCTTCAAGGACTGTAGAATATCGATTTCTTCTTGCTTAGTCATAACTAATCCTCCTTATCTAACTTATCGTACTCCTTACGTAGCTCTGCAATCTTATTTGCAAAGAAGAACATTGTCTCTTTCAAAAGCGAAAGCATGTCTTTATGATTAAGGATGTCGCCAACCGCAGTGTAGTACTTAAGGTTTTCGTTTGTTTCCAGAAGATCAAAGCTGCCGAAGCTTGCTACATTGGTGTCAAATGACTCTTCCTGGAAGTTACCTACCTTTGCTTGGTAGCGAATCACCATCATGTCTCTTCCTACTCCTTTCAAATTCAAATGAGCGATAAGTGACTTGTAGCCTACGTCAATACCCTCTACCTCCCAATCAGGACAAACAGAAATAATGTCTCTGATTTTCTTTGTGGCTGACTCGAACGCATTCTTAATGTTCTTTCTAACCTCTTCCTTCTTTGTCTCGACTGAATTATTCATAATTTTAATAATTTTAATTGGTTCAACTTGTAAGGTAGGCTCTGAATAGTCAAAACTACTACCTTTTATCTATATGCAAAGGTACGAAAATTTTCTGATATATGCAAACTTACCAACGATTATTTTAGTTAAAAATACTAAAACCGTTAAATATATGCGGATATATCCGTAATTTTGCCAAATCAAAACTTCGAAGATTATGATAGATTTTAATGAACTTTTTAAAAGAAATGACGTTGGCAGCATCATAGGAGAGCTGAAACAACGCGTGTTGGATATTCCACTTTGGAGTACCCTGTTATCTGAGTATGAGCCTATGCTCCATGAAATCGTAAACGACCACGTAGGCAGACAGGACAGAACGCTTGATGACGGAATTGTAGAAAAGGCAGCTAGATTGCCTATCGGATTGGAGAAGCTTCTTACACGAAGAATCTCTGAGTTCACAATGGCTATACCGGTCAAGCGCGTATATACGTATGATCAGGCTGACGAGGAACTGAAGACGATTGTGCGTGCAATCGAGAAAATCTACACCTGTGCACACATTGATGCCGTGAACATGCACAGAGCAAAGTGCTATTACGCCTCTTGCCAGATGTTCACACTTTGGTACACGCAGAAGAAGCCTAACAAGCTCTACGGCTTCGATAGTCAGTACAAACTGAAATGTAAGACATTCTCTCCAATGGACGGAGTTGACATCTATCCTTACTTTGATGAGTATGATGACTTGCTTGCTCTGTCATTCGAGTATAAGCGTAAGGTTACTGACACAGAGCACACCTTCTTCGAGACCTATACCGCAGACCATCATTACAAGTGGGACCTGTCTTCAGACGATGAAGAGTCCGGATGGAATTTGGTGGATGATAATGAGATTTCTATCGACAAGATTCCAGCCGTTTTCTGGTACCGGCACAAGCCATGCTGGGAAGGATTGAAACCTATCCGTGAGAATATCGAGTACACCATTTCCCGAAACAGCGATGTTGTGGCATACAATTCCGCTCCTGTCTTGAAGATTGCCGGTGCCATCGTTGGAATGGAGCGAAAGGGAGAGAGCAAGAGGGTGTATAGAGTCAGCGAAGACGGCGATGTTAGCTACGTGTCTTGGCAGCAGGCTATCGAGGCTCTTAAGTATCACGTTGACACTCTCGTCAAGCTTTTCTTCATGCAGTCTCAGATGCCGGACATCAGTTTCGAGAATATGAAGAGCCTTGGCAATATCGGCTATGATTCAAGAAAGACACTCCTCATGGATGCTCATCTTAAGATAGGAGAGGAGACTGGTGCCTGGATTGAAGGCTTTGAGAGAGAGGCCAACGTCATAAAGGCGTTCCTTTCCAAGATGAACACGAAGTGGGCAGCTAGAATGGATGAGATTACTGTAGAGCACATCATCACTCCATTCATCCAGGAGGATGAGAATACCCAGATTGACAAATGGCTTAAGGCTAACGGCAACAAGCCTCTCGTCAGCCAGAAGGAATCTATTCAGCGTGCCGGTCTTTCCGATGATCCTGACAAGACTTTCAACGAGATTCAAGGAGAAGAGGAAGTAGAGGCCACAAGAACAGCAGCTTCTATGCCTAACTTATTCTCGGAGGAATAGCCATGAGAAAGAAGAAGGAAGAAGAGAAACTGCACTTTTGCCGTGAATGTGCTCATGCTACTGACTTTCATAGTATGAGCCTTAAAGGTCAGCCTATCCTAGCCAAATGCCCATATCAAGAATGGAGCGTTCTTCTCAACTGGGATTGCTGCAAACACTTTAAAATGAAATTGTATGAAAAAGCCAAAACTGCCTAATCAGAAAAAGGCATATAAAGACCTTGGCAAGAGACTGAACGCTTATACCAGGAAAATCATTTCCATCTATGAGACTCTTGCCAAGGAGTCCGCTAAAATCGCCACCTCCACCGACTTCGATGGGGATGGCGAGTTCTCTTTTGATGATTACCCTAGAACAGAAAGAAAGGTGAATGCCTTGCTGGATTACTATTCAAACAATATGCAGGCATTGGTCTATGATGGAATATCGGACGAATGGAAGAACAGTAACACGCTGCAGGACCTACTTGCCAAAAGGGTAATCGGTACCTTTACTAGGAAGATAGCGGACGCAAAGCAGAAAGCTTACTTTGAGCACAACAACGCGGCAAAGAAGGCTTTCATAGAGAGAAAGATTAAAGGTCTCGGTCTTTCAGAAAGAATATGGAACCAGAGAGCTGATGTAAAGGAGGCTCTGGAGAAATCTCTGTCTGTCGGCATAGAGAAGGGTATGAGTGCTGTTAAACTCAGCAAGAAGGTCAGCAAGTACCTTAATGATTATCCGTCACTTGCCAAAGCCTATAAGAAGAAATACGGCAAAGCCATAACCATTCAGAACTGCGAGTACAGAAGCGTTCGCCTGGCACGTAACGAGATAAACATGGCCTACCGTTCTGCCGAGCAGGAAAGATGGGCAAGGATGGACTACATTAAAGGCAAGGAGATAAAGACAACCAACAACCCAAGTCATAAGCACGATATGTGTGATTTGCTTGCAGGTGTCTATCCGAGTTATTTTCCTTGGGTTGGTTGGCACGTGAATTGTATGTGCTATGCCATCCCGGTAATAATGAGTGAAAAGGAGTATTGGAGCGGTAAACAGCCAAGCAATGCTATGCCTAAGAACTTCACAAATTGGGTAAATGATAATAAAGATAAGGTGAAGCAATCATCCTATATCACCCAATACGCTCGCTCTGAAAGGTCACAAAGGCAAGTTCGAATAGCTGCACAGAACTCACCAGAGGTGAGGGCAAGACTTCGAGAATTCATTAATGAGACAATGCAAACAAAATTTAGAGAGGTAGAGCTACCAGACGGTCAAACGGCTAGAAGGCTTTATCTCAATAATAATAATGAGGAATTTGTGGTAGGACGAAATTTCTTTTCTGAAACGATGGCAAAGAATATTAGAAATAGAAGACTTAGCGAAACAATACAAATTGCAGCCGATGTAAACGAATGGTTTCCTACAGCAACATTTGACAGGATTGAGGAAGGTAACCATCATGATTTTCAGTTCAAAGTATTCCATGCTACTTATCAAGGAAAACGAATAGAATGTAAGGCTAAACTTACAAGTGAAAATATCCTTTATACTATGAGATTACTAAACTAAAAAACAAGGGATTGGAAACCCTCCCGAAGTCTGCATCCGAAGACCGACGTGTGAGAGGTCTATCCAATCCCTATTTATCTTTCTCCTTTACCGCTGCAAAGGTAATATTTTATTTTGGAAAATCCAAATCTTTTCTTGGAAATTTAATTGGTTCAAGCCCTCGCTGGCGCATTTAATGTCTTGTAAGCCTCGAAAGCCAATGTGCTCACGTGCTCACTGATGGTGGTGGAGATTGTCATAATGTCTCCCATAAGGAGCATCGTCTCTCCCTTTCCGACCTCTGTGATGAGACTCAAAAGGCAGTTGATTTCATCCTTAAGCGTCTCGGCTTTCTTCATCAGCGGTGTTGGCGGCTCGACCTTGACCTCTTCCTTCTTCTCACCAGACTGAGAAGCAATACACTTCTCAACAGCCTTCGGCACTCTCGGCTTCGGGAGGTTGCAGATGATGTTCTTCTCCTTCAATGCGAGAAGCCAGCGTCTGCCTCGCTCCGTCCAAAGAGGTCTTCTTACGTACTTGCCCTTGATAAGGTGTGTAGTCACCTCAGTTAACTGATAGGTGGAGTAGGGACTTGTCAGCATCCACTCATAACCCTGGTTGAACGCAAGGCCAACCTCCTTCAGCTCTTCGTACAACTTCTGTGCGCTGCTCATGCCCAACTCCTTCGCCATCTGCGTAGTGGAATAGACACCCTTTGTCATGTCGCACTTCTGCACTCTCTTGAAGCATTCATCGATTCTCTCCTGGAGATCACCGGTGATTTCCTTCTGTCTTGTTAACCACTCCTGGTCCTTTTTAACTTCGACCAGCATTTCCTTTGCGAACTCTTTCAAGCTCATGTCTGCGTTTGTTGCCATAAGATTTTCGTATTAAGCAACCATCAAGCTCATTTAATAAAGAAGGGCAGCCGCTTGTCACGCCCTCGAAAATCGCCTAAGAGAACCAGCATCCCGGTTTTTTCTCCTCGGCAGGTCGTAACGTTGCAGTTGCCCTGTATGTGTTCGGCTCTTAGTCAATTTTACGACCTTTTATCTATATGCAAAGGTACGAAAAAATCGGCAAATTACCAAATCTTTTAACCTAAATTACGAATTTAATCCACTGTAAATCAATCGGTTACAAGCTATCTATATGTTTCTTGGCTTCAGCTAGTCCAACGCCCTTCTCATCCATATATAACTTAACAGCTTGAATAACTTTCTTCGATTGTACCATCTCTCTCAGCACAGAGTCCAAATCATCCTCTCGTGGCTGCTCGACATTGATTTCTGTTGGCTGAACGTTACCACCGCATCTATCAACCTCATCGATGATTACGTTTACAATATCTGCAATTTCCTGTGCAATTTTAAGTCCATTCCTATAGATATAGCCTTCAGTTCCGTTACTCTTGATAGGCTTTCCTTCTACAGTCATGTTTCTTGCGTTGAAAGTGTTTATGAGTAATGAAGGAGAATTTACATCTCTAAGCAAAATCTTAACTTGAACCAGAGATACCACAGAAGCTTGCTTGCTTCCACCAGATAAGCCTCCGACTATAGCTCCTGCACTTCCAGCAACAGCTCCACCAACGATGGCTCCACCAATAGTGCGAATTGTTGATTTCTGATGAATCGTCTTTCCGTTATCTATCACCTCTACCTTAATAATGTCATTATAAGAAATGGTCTTTTGTGTGATATGATTTGAATAGAAAATCTTCTTTCTATTATTATCGATCATAAAGACAAATTGATTGTTTATACCAATGACTTTCTTTGTAGGTGTAAAGTCTGATACCGAATTGATTATTTCTTCAAGTTCCTTCCCTTGATTTTTTGTTTGGTTGCTCTTCCAACATACTTGAATGATTGCTGCGACAAATATAAGTATGACAATAAAAATAAATGTTCCCATATGATGCGCCCGTCATGCCGGTAGCTAAGCTTTAGTTAATAATCCGTCTATCGAATTAATAACGCATCATATGGTACTTTATTGTGTTGAACCAAAAAAAATCAGATTATTTTTTGAGTGACTTTGTTAACCCTGCATTCAGCTGGCGGTACTCATTGAAATCTTTGTAGTGCTCGACCTTACCGTAAAGCTTCGGGTGGTCCATCATATCGTTCAGCATTTCTTTACTAAACTCGGTGAATCCAAAATTATAGCCACTCTCACCACCTTGTATAGCACCACTTCCATGTGTTCGAGATGGCACGTATTTATATGTGAGACTTATTCCTCCCTCTGATGTATATTTTGCAAGCTGATAGGATAGAAACTTTCCATCCTTTCTTACTATGTAGCCATGTAACTGATTTATAGCAATAACACGATAGCCTAGTTTCTTAATTTCCTCCAGTCTGTTTTTCATAAGCAAAGAACTCCATTCCGACACATATAAAGGCTTTCTAACGTTCACGTCGTGAAAGTTCTGAATGAACACATCAAGCTTTTCACAATCCCAATCTCTTGGATAAGTTATGTTGACACATCTTCGCAAGTCTCTTTTGTAATTAATCAGGACGAAAGTTTCTGTCTTAGACTCATACTTTCTTTTTAGCTTAACCTCTAACTCCATAGTTATTTCTTCTTGAATTTATAGTTTGGGCAGCTTCTCTTGTTTCCCATCACAAGCAGTACCGGGAACAGCAGACCGTGCCTGCAACCATTTCCGTGCTCGTCAGCAGCCTCGCAAGAGAAGCAGCCGTAATACTCGTTAATATTTAATGCTGCCATTATTCGTAATCCCTAATGTTCAACAATACTGGGAATCTCGGCACTCCAGCGTCAGAATAACCTTGATGCTGAACAGTCGCCGCCATACCTATCAACTCGTCCTTATCGGCTAAATATTGGGCTCTGAGTGACCTTGAACCTATCGGACGGGCACAGAACTCGTACTCTCCACACTTCAGTTTGAATATCGCGGTACCTGCATCATTGCCCTCCGCTTCCAAAACATCGACCACCTTGAACTCCGTCGTGTCGAACGATTTCAGCTTCATAAGGTCATTGCTTCTGCCCTCGGTATAGGTTCCATCTGCATTTCTGATAATGGCACCCTCGTAACCGGTGGAAACGAATATCTTGTGCCATCGCTTGATGTCCTTCTCTGAATGGGCAACGAAAGTCTGCGTAAGGTACACCGGTCCATTTGGATCAATGGAAGCAAACTCCTCCTGCAGAACTTTCCATCTGGCAGAAAAGCTTCCGGGAATCTGTGCATCGTAGATAACCATACGTAGCTTGTCAGTCATAGAAGAACGGCACTTGACAGCAGAGCATATCTGCTGGAAGGTCAATTCCTGGTGGTTGTATATCTCCCCATCCAAAGGAAGCATACCGCGGTGTTTCTCTCCCCAAGCCTTAATCTGAGGAACATCATATTCCTTACCACCTCTCGATGTGAGGTGAACCTCGCCACCTTCTCCTTCATGAAGGATGCAGCGAACTCCGTCATACTTAGGCTGGGCGAAGCAAGGAAACTTCGTCTGTGACGGATAATATCTTGTTGCTAACATTGGTTTCATACGCTACTTAATATCTGAGGTTATTTTAATTCTCAATGGAGTACCATTCACTCTGTGCGTGACGAAAGACTCCAGGTCCGTATAGAAGCTACTGTAGCACTCTACACTAGAGCTTTCTACTTCAATGGTGATATTTTTTTTCATAGCCATTTCCCGTATCTTCTGTGAATCTCATCGTAAATGTAGGCTCCACTCGTATGCGAAGCACTGAACATTAAGATGATGTCGTTATTTACCTTAATCTGACTTGTCCTGACAACCTTATCGTTCTTGACGTGGTCGCAATAGACCGTGTTGCAGGAGTGATATAGGCACATCGTGCGCCCATATCTGTCAGTTCCTATATTCTCTTTGTACATGGCTAGTCCTCCAAATCTACATCAAAAGCAGCCTCAATAACTTCTTTGATGTCCTCTGTGTAACCGCAAATTCCGTTGTACTCCAACCAATGATCCAGCAACTCCGTGTTAGTCATTTCGGCTACTTCACTCTCACTATACTCTGCCTCTTCTACGAGGTACTTCATCAAATCATTCTTATCCATATTACTTGATTTTATTAATGTCACAAACTAATACATTACCTACTATTACGTCTCTGATACCTGCAATATTCACAAGCATCGTGGCGTTCTCGTTCTGAGGAAGGTCGTAAACCTTGCCTTCCTCATTAACTACCATTACCTGCGACTTGCTGAGTCGGACCAATTCGATGTGGCCACCAACAAATCCTCTCAACTCCTCCAATGAGAAATCCGTTCCGTTGGATGGCTCCACATTCTTCTGGGCGCCATCCGTGAATATTACTGTTGACAACATAGGCTAATCATTCTCTTTGCATTGTTAATAGAATAAGTCTGTGTCTGACCATCGATATAGACGTATCTCTGACCGAACATATCCTCAAAAACCTGGATGATGTGCTTCTTGTATTTAAGAAGCTTTGTTTCGAAAAGACCATTCATAGCAGTTCCTCCTCCTATATTAAGCGATGGTGGTCTCGTACAACTTTTTGGTTGCCTCGAACTCCTCTTCTCCCTGGAACATTCCGCAATCTGCACTCTCGAAGCCCCAGTCCTCTGCATCTCCATCAAAGATGCCATATGCTGAAACTCGGAACAATGTAGGAGCAACTGAAGCTACTTTGATTGCCATCTTTCCTGATGCTATTCTCATAAGCTCTGAAACTTCATTAACTGTCATTCTCTCGAAGCGAGCATAAACTAAATTCTTCATAATCTTTATAATTTTAATTGGTTCAACTTGTAAGGTAGCGACCTGGTAAACCAAAAGTACTACCTTTTATCTATATGCAAAGGTACGAAAATTTTCTGATATATGCAAATATACTAACGATTATTTTAGTTAAAAATACCAAATTATAATGCGCTGATATTCAAATAGTTAAGGCGCCTACTCTCGCGAGCAAACGCCTAGTTGACATGGTTTAAAAAAGAAATTACAAGAAACCGCCACGTCTGAGCTGTGCATCGGTAGCATTGTTAAGCCACTCCTCGCACTTCTCTATAATGCCCGTACAAGCGTCCGGTGCATCATCGTGGGCGTTATATCCTTCCTTTCTGTAGGATTTCATATCGTGGGCGAACTCCGGCCACAACTGTTCCCAATTAGAAGGGAAGACTAGTTTATTGTTTACCTCGCTTGAGCGAGTGAAGATTCTAATCTGTTTGTTCTTCGATTGCGTAAACGTTACGAACTGGGTGATTCTGTTTCCGTGTTCCCTTGTTATGCGCTCGACATTGCGGGCATAAGAGCGGCCACCATTGTTACTCTCGACGAAACACACGTCTGTCTGATTGCGCTTAACCATATTGGCTTGCGCTGGTTCCGTGTATTCCATCGGTCGCTTGGTGTATAGAACATCGGTAACATAGTAGCCGTCATCGTGCGCATCGAAGCATATAGAGCAAAGGAAGTCGAAACCGGTATCTGCCGAGTCGGTGTAGTTTCCAATCATTCTTGCATACCTTCTGTCCGGCAGCTCATCGTATGTTCTGAAGGCATGGTACATAAGACCTTCCATAGGGGTAGGGTTCTGCATGTACTGTGTCTCGAATACGAACTCGCTGGCATGCTTGATTTTGTACAGCTCCTCCAACGTATGTTTCCACGGCCACAAGGCTCGCTCCTTTCCGTCCTCGTCTGTCTGTATTACCGGGAGGGAAACAACCTTCCACTCATTTGGCTCAATCTCTTGAAGGTAACCGCACAAGTCGTGCTCGTGCAACCTCTGCATGACGATGATAATTGGCGTATGACGTGAGTTTACACGGTTACGGATGGTTGTCTCGAAACGTCTGTTGATAGACTCTCTGACGTTATCGGACAAAGCATCGTCCGGTCGTAAAGGGTCATCGATAACTATGGCTCCCGAAAAGTGACCGGGGTTGAACGTAGCCATGAACTTATCCATGTTCTTTATGTCTTCTTCGGTCCAGTCTGGTTGACCTGCACCAAAACCTGTGATCTGACCCAAGGTAGATGTAGCATACTCACCACCACCTGCCGTTGTGCTCCATTTTGATCTTGTGTTATCGTTCTTTCTGATTTTGACATTCGGAAATAGTGTTTGAAAATATGTAGAAGTTATCGTGTCCTTGACTGCCATAGAATTGTCCTGGACGAGACTTCCGGAATAAGATATATGAAGAAACTTTGAAGCAGGGTTCAGCGCAAGACCATATGCGATAAACATCTGTGAACACAAGAGTGTCTTTCCATAACGAGGGCTGATGTTGATAATCAGCTTGTTAGTCTTTCCCCTTATCACATCCATGAGCGCATCACATATAATCCTGTGATGTTCGCCTATTACATACTCACGTCGAGCAGTATAGGCGAACATCTTAATAGTGAATTGCAGCAGGGACGATGCCACTAACTGCTTATGAAGAAAACGTTGTTTCTCAAAGTCCATTTATCTTCTGTAATTCTTTAATATCATCCAAGGACAGCTTAGGGAACTTGAAGTCCTCACCATCCTTGCCGGTTACTTCTTGAATATGCTTATCTGCCAATCCGTTGAGCCTTGCAACAATGCTGGAATCAAACTGATGAAGCATGGCGCCATCAATCTGCTGGGCCATCACGACATTCTCAATCTGTGTTATCACCTGCTCAAAGCCTGGTCTCTTAAGATTACCTCTCTTGAAATCCGCCCATTTCTGAACGATGCCACAGAAAGCACAAAATCCGACAAGGGTATAGGCTCTTCTGAAAACCCTTACCTCTTGTCTCATGGAATTTGTGGATTTGCCGCTGCCGCCTGCAATGGAATTGCTACCAGTCTTTTGCTGCCAAGGGTCGTTTTCAACATCATCACAGTAAGCTACAAACTTATCCCATAATTCCTGAGAAGACTTAATCTTGTATGGTCTTCCAACAGGATTGGGGATTCTATGTACGAAAGACTTTACTTTCGGCTGTGATGATTCATCTGTCATGGCTTCTTAACTTTTACTAGTTTACCGCAAGCGGAACAATTATACTCATAATACTCTGAAGGCTTGACCTGGATATTCTCCTCAACGCCCTTCATTTCCTCCTTGAACTTCTGGTCCTTCTGGGCTTCCGTTACGACCTTCTTAGCCGTATGGTTAGTTTCAGCCTTTGAAGGTGCAGCCGCAGGCTTCTGTTCCTTTGGCTTAGCGTTGAGTCCAAGCATACCGGCAATGCTCTCATCGAAAGCAAACTGAATGCTGTTAGGATCACCAAGATAGGAGAGCTCCTTGCGAAGCTTCTTCTCGTTCCAAGTGGCAAACTCGGACGTCTTGTCATCAGCGATTCTATACTGCTTAATCTGCTCATCAGTCAGATAGTCAACACGGATGCATGGAACCTTATCCATTCCCAATGCCTTAGCAGCCTTATACACACCGTTACCGGTTACAATCACGTTGTTCTTATCAACGGAAATAGGCTGAGTGATGCCGAAATCCTTGATGGACTGCATGATTGCCTGTACTGCCGTCTCGTCGGTCTTGTGCGAACCGTCATAAGGCACGATACTGTCAATAGGTAACTCAATTACCTTGTCATTAATCTTAATCTCTTCCATACCTGTTAATCCTCAATTTCTATTGTTTCCATATTTCCGCAATATGGGCAAACGACCTTCATATAATGTGAACCGTCCTCGCGCTCTTTGAGAACGAACAAATCCTTGGCAGGGTCTTCCTCCTCATCCGAAGAAGCTTCCTCGCTTTCGCCAGCCTCTTCATTTGATGGAGCCTCGAAGTTCTCCTCATCAACCTGAGAATAGTCATCCTGGAAGCCACCATACTCTTCTGCCTGCTGATTGATGCTGTCGAGGGAGAAGTTGAGCATCTGATTGATGTCCTCAAAGAAGAATGCCTGCATATCGGTAGGAACCTCCATGTTGCGCAATTCCTCCAAAAGCTGGTCTTCATCAAAGGAAGATTTCTCTGCCAGCTTGTTATCGAGGATGCGGTACTTCTTTGCCATTTCGTCGTCCATATCCGAGTAAACGACAGGAACGAACTCCATGCCCAACTGGTAAGCGGCCACGTATCTTGTGTGACCGGCAATGATTACACCTGCCTTATCAACGAGGATAGGCTTAACGAATCCAAAACGCTTGATACTCTCCTTGGTAGGCTCAACCGCATTCGTGTTGTCACGAGGGTTGTCATAGTAAGGAAAGATTTCACTGAGTTTAACTGACTTTACTTTCATTTCTTATCCTCCTTCTTCTTGGCTGTCTCTCTTGCTACGCGTCTCTCGTCGACAACCTTTTCGATAGCCGCATTATATTTATAGTTCTTGAAAATCTTGTCGAAACCGGTAACAAACTTAAGCTTTACAAGCTCTTTCTGCTCCAGACCTACCTTTTCGCAAATCTCACGCTCAGACACACCATCTCTGAGCATATTGAAAACGATGTTTACCATTCCATCGACAGAGTGACTTCCACGGGCACGATTGTGTCTTACGGTTGATGCCATACGCTGGTCGATGTCCTTGTCTAGAACTACGATAGGTAGCTTTCCACCACATCGCTCATTGATGTCCGCAAACTTGCGAATAACGAGGTTTCTGTGGAAACCGTCGATGATTACATACTTCTGCAGCTTCTCGTCCCAAATGGTAACGATAGGCATTGTGTAACCGTCTTCCCTCACGGATGTATAGAGAAGACGCATTTCCTTATCTGCCACATGGTTAGGGTTGTAGTTGTTGGCTACAACCATATCCTTGTCAACCCAAAGCACGCAATCTACAGGGTTGACTTTCTCTGGAGATAAGGAACTGATATACTTTCTTAGGTCGTTCAAAAACTGCACCTTATCCTTGGCAGCATCAAACTCCTTCTTGATGTTCTCTTGAAGATTCATATTCCTTATTAGCTTTTTCTATTTTAACATAATTGTCGCTCAAATACTGACGCAAAGAACGCTCTACGCTCTGAATGCGCTTCATTCCGAAATCTTCCGCAATGACGCAGACAGCGCTGGTATAACCAATCTGATGTATTACGTAATCAATGCACTCCTGGCAATGACCGGCTTTAGCTACATTTCTCTTCTTGGCGGAACGGTAGCCTTTCTTGATAGTCTCCGCATTCTTCTTGTCTTCACAAAGATTGTCTGCGAGATAATCAACGTATTCATCCCAATCCTTGAAATAAGGTGGCAAGTTGTAGCAGTATGTTTCCACTTCGTTAAAGACGTGTACAGACGTGTTGACGTTTGCCACTCTTCGCACCAGCTTGTCGTAGAACCATGGATCAACCTCCTTGATGAAGCCTAAGTCGCGGATAGCCTGCTCATGGATGAGGGAACTTACTCGGCACGCTCTGAGTGGCTTCTGCGTGAACTGATAGTTATAGAGCTTACAGTACGGAAGCTTGTTGCTGAAGATGTAATACCATACATCATGAACCTTCCAATCCCAAATAGGGTAGAGCACCAGACTTCTTGGTGTGCCGTCTTTATAATATCCGCCACCACCTCCCCACGTAATACCTGGAAGGCACTCGCCTCTAGTAAGACCCGACAAACGTGCCGGCGACTCCTCGATACGGACACCACCTAAAGTTAGGTAGTCTTTGCCGAAGAGCATTCTATGTACCTGATCAAGGGTCTTGGAGAAATACTGATTGTGCGGAATCTCCAAATCACCATAAGAATCTGGTTCCTTCTCACGAATCCACTTTTCTCCTGGTCCCCATACATTGAACCATTCTCCCTTTGAGGCATTCCATTCCTGGAAGTATGACTGAATCCAATATGGCTCAACCCACGGCAAGTGCATGATGTATCGTATGTACTCGATAGTCATTGGAGTCTCTGCCTCTTGGTCTAGGAAGAGGACGGGAATCTTTTCAATTCCCATCTCCTTCATAACCTCGTGCGCAAGGTTGAGAACCACGGTAGAGTCCTTTCCTCCCGACATCGTCACGACAATCTTACGCTTACCATAAAACTCCCGAAAGATGTATCTGAATCTTTCAAGAGCTGCCTCATAAACGTTTTTGTCACTGTAAAATATCATTTCTTTCTATTGTTTAATAATACCTTGTCGCTGGAATTACTGAAATGGGTGTCAAGGTAATTCTTAAGCCTACCCATCATTTCATTATTGTTGTGGCCGCGAGCGGCATTGTGCATGATTGTTGCATATCTCAACTTCTCTTCGTCGAAATCAACAAAGCATACAGGAACCATCTCATATCCGATGACGCAGGCGGCACGGTATCTGTTCTCTCCGTCCACAATCTGCATCGTCGAGCGGTTGACAACAATAGGCTGAGTAAATCCGAAATAGAGCAACGATTTGATGAGAAGGTCAAAACTGTCTGCATCATGCGTATTAGGATTATAGTCATTCGGATAAATGTCATCAACCTTAACGTATTCAATATGCAGCGGCTTCACCTGCTCAACCTCGATATTGTCCTTCGCCAATTTCAAGGCTAGATTTTCCTTAGAGTTTTTTGTATTCATCGAGAAATTCCTTGTTTACGATTTCCTTAACCCAATCCTTGCTTGACTTAGCCAAATAAGGATTCTTGAACTCACTCTCCCAATCTACAGACTCTACATCAAACTGGTTGTCGTAGGTCTTGCTGTTTCGAGGAATGCCACCTACTGCGCCTGGATTGTTGAACGTGCTTCTGTATGCACCGAAATGCTGAACCAGACCGGGAACGATAGCGTAAAGGTCGATACCCTTTGCCTGAAGGTATGCCTTAAGGCGCGAATCATCATAACGTGTCTGATCATCCGTCATCTTGTTTGAAGTTTCAACAAAGTCCTTGGCTAGGTCATTTGGATATACGCTAGCCTGCAGCCAGAAATTAGTCTTTGTAGAAATAACGTGCTTGCCCTTTGCGTAACAATCAGTATAGTCACCATTTGTAGGATTGTAGAAACTGATAACATTGTTTTCGGGAGCAAAAGAGAGAATATGTAAAATCTTGGCAAGAATGTTGCGGTCAAAGGTAATGTCATCGTGGATAATCATGCGATGGGTTCCTTCCGCTACCTCTTGCGTCAACGCTTGGGAATAATTGTCCCAAAGACCCTTACCTCGGTCCATAGAGATACTGACAGGAATACCATAAGGTTTCGTGCTGGTCTCTATCAACTTCTTAAGGTATTTGCCCTCACGTTCTCGCTTCGGAACGTTGAGGATGATAATCTGAGAGAGTTTAATCATATGCGTAATTATTTAGTTACTGTCCATTCTCCACCTCGCTTGGCTACCTTGCTTATGGCTACAGCCAAACGGTTTCTGTTCATATCGCTACCATAGAAAACCTTACCTGCGGCATAGGCTGCTTGGGCAACAAGTCCTTGACCCATGAAGAAGTCTGTGATAGAGCTGAACGGAACATCCTTACAAATCTTGAACACCGCATCCCATTCATCCATTCCCTGGAGTCCCCAGTCTTCTGCCTGCTTGGTGCCTTGGATAATCCAGCACTTGCAATCTGGCTTATGATAATAGGTGTTCTCGTAGATTTTTACATGAGGGAACAGCGATTCTACCATAGGAACCAACTGTTTCTTATTTCTGTAGAAGCACTCGACGAATAGTCTGTCCGGATTAATCTGCTCGATGCACCTCTTGATGTGGGCAACGAACTCGTCAAAATTATCAACCGGGCATTGCTTCTCCGCCTTGGTATAATACGCTTTGAGGACACCTTTACTTCCTGCTGGGTCGATGAATACGCAATCGGCATTCTTTGAAAACTCCGGAAGCCCCAAAGTAATATCGGCAATGGTAATCTTGCTACCATTGCCTAAACTGTAAATCTCGCCTTCTGTGATGGGGTATTTGTCAATACTGCCATCATAACGCAAACCTTTCTGTGATGTCATACGCAATTTACTATTAAATAATTGTGATACTCTGATACGTTTTCTTCACCAAAAAGACTGCACAAGACCTTCTTTGAATAGAAAAAATGTCTGAACTCCACATCACACTTCTCATAAGTGACCGGATGATATTTCTCCTTGTAGAACATCAAGAACTTGCGAGCCTTGCACTGCGATATTGCCAGAATGGCATAACGGGAAAGATAAGATGGGGAACCGAACAATGCTACGATATTGTCGAAATTCCTGCAATCTAAACTCTTTCCGTCGAAAGGCTCACATACAACCCTATCCTTATAGGCTGGGTATTTGTTAGTGAACTGCTCCAACATTCCTTTACTAGGATCAATTCCTAGATATTCCTGTGGGTCGATTTTTGCAATCTCTGTCAGCAAGCCGGTACCACATCCGATGTCTAGGATTGAACCGCTGAGAGGTGGGAGCATTTGCCCCACCTCACGGTTCTCAACGAGACTCATTTCATCACGAAACAAAGTGTCGTACTTACTTGCTATTTTATCATACTGGGAATAATTCATTTTCTACTGTTGCCTGTTGCCAGGTGATTTTTTTACTTGAAATGGTTACGAAATTCTTGTGATTGTATATGTTACAATTCGGGAACATCGATTTCAACTGCATTCTGTCATAGGTGAAATGGTGCATTTCCTCGAACTCTGCAGGGGTGTAGTCATCCTTGTAGAACATAAGGCAATAATCCAAACCACTCTCGCCCAGTTTGCGGAGATACTGAGGCATGAAGTAGGAAGCGGTACCGAAAAGAGCAACCACAACGCTGTCTGCCGACATCCATTTCTTTATCGCCTCCTCAAAAGAAATAGTAGAACATCTTCGGAAAAAACCAGAGGTCTTCTCCCTGAACTGCTTGATTGCTTTCTTGCTAGGATCAACTCCATAATACATTTCCGGCTTTATCTTGGTGAAAGCGACGAAGTCTCCGTTTCCGATGCCTGCCTCGAAAAATCTTCTGTCCTTGAACGTGAACATGATAGATTTTGCCATCACGTCCATTTCCTGATTCGAATAGATTCTCGGTACCGGCCACTCCAGGAAGTCGAACTCGTTGAAAACCTTCTGTCTGTTCAAAATCCAAGTAGTCTCGAATGGGTCACCCATCGTCCAATACTTGTAACCGTCAATGTAAAGGTAAGGGAAATTATACTTCCCCCATCTTTCATGGACTCCATTGTCTCGCTGTGCGCTAACGAAGTAATAAAACTCGTCGTTTGTCAATGCGCACTTGTCTCTGTGAATGTACTCATGAGGAACGTCTATCATTGAAGTGGCCCATTGCCACTTACAACGCTTGATGAACTCTCTGAGCTTACTGTAATCGTATTCCATCGCTGCAAATTTAATAAAATATTTAATGACTAAATACCTAAAATCTAAAATTAACTATATTTTAACATAAAATTGTGCATATATGCGGCTTGAATAGTCAAAAACACCGCAAAATAGGCTCTTCTCATACGCAAAGGTACGAAAAAATCTCGATATATGCAAATATATCAAACGAAAATTTTAGCCAAAAATACTAAAAATTACGCCGTTCTACTAGCCCTGTTCGGGAGCCTGGATTCTATCTGCCACAAATTATCTTTGATAAGCTTCAGAATGGTATCGTGAAAAGCGGAATTGATGTTTCCGTGGCCCTGGCATTGAACAACGGTAACATCGGCTAAGTTTACCTCGATTGTCTCCATACGCTGCCCGTTTACCTTGGCAGAAAGTATGAGGCAGTTCGGCTTTCTGTTCACATCGTAATAACCGTTCCTAAATACACAGTGCCCCATTTCCTTGCCCTCTTCAAAGAACTCCTGGACGGACTTAAGAACCTGTATGTCTATGGCGCCATCCTTTATGTCAATGTCAAAGAACTGCTTTCTTCTGTCAACATATACATTAGCCATTGCTTCTGCCTTTTTCTTATTCTCCTCTTCGGCTTTAGCAGCTTGCTCCAGATATCTGAGTTGCATTTTCTCTTCCGCAATCAAACGCAGCTTAGTCATTCTGTCCTCCATTTTCTTTTTCTTGTTGTCTGCTGCCTTTAACCACTTGTCGTGCGCCTCACGAAGATTCTCCGGGCAAACTATAGAAGGGTTACGTACATCTTTCTTAAGATACATAATACTGTCGAGCATATCCCACCACAAGCTATCGTAAATATAAGAAGCCTTTCCGTGTCTGACAACAATCTTGACGGCAGACATTTTTTCTCTGTCGAAGACAGCTTCATGGTACTTACACACCTTCCACATATCAATATCACGTCTCATGAGAGTTTCATTGTATGGGTTAGCATTGACGGAACGGAAGATTTCGTCACACAGAATCTTTTCCCCGAAGTCTCTGAGAGCATATTTATACTTGCCTTGGACTGAAGCGTAATATACTCCATCGAATCCAATATCACGAGGATCACCCAAGAAACTCCATACAGTATGCGTTCTTACTTCCAACTTTCCGAAAGCAGAAAAAGCATCTTCTATATATCCGCTGGTTCGCTGCTTGGCAAGAAAAACATATTCCCCGTCTTTCAACCATTGCTGCATACACTCCTTGAAGTAAATCTTCTCCTTAACCATCTTGTGGAACCGGAACTTCACTCTTACCTGGAAGTACCTGAGAACCTGCCATCCCTTGAATGTGCATACAAGGTAGAAGCATCCTCTAGAAAATCTATCATTGTATTTGTAGGCATCATCTTCAGAGATGCAAGTCTTGATGGCCCACTCACGTTGCTTGTCTGATAACTCCGGTATTCTATCTGAGAGTTTTACAACTTCACGTTCTGTCTTATTTCTTGGCTTCATAACTCACATATTTAAAAATCAAACAAACTCAACTGACCAATCTCAGCATCTTTCTTTCTCTGAGCCTCGGCTTTCTTCTTCAAGCGCTCCTTCTCAGCGGACTCCTTCTTCTGGAGTTCGATGATTTTGGCTTGCTTGAATTCCTCCTCAGCCTTCTTTTCCAGATTCTCCTTGGTCTGGTCTGAGAGATTTGTAACAATGGTGCAATTCTGATTCTTGGTGAATGAAACTTCTTCTTCATTATAATAATGAATTGCAATTCCATAAATCTCATCATCGTCAAACCCCTGTCTTCCGGATTTCTTGACCTCTGAGATAATAAAGTCGCAGCAGTCATCGATATTCTTGCCAGGCTTGGCGTAATCCTTTGCGAACAATTCATCCTCTGCTGCACGCTTGTCAAGATATGCCTTGATTACCTTCTTGAATGTTTCTGATCCTTTCATAACCTTTCCATTTTTTGAAACCTATAGGCTTGTCTCTAAAACCCTTACGGAATGCTTCTCTCATAGAGATGCAAATGAAATCTACGCTGCATTGTGCCAAGCCAGTACAAAACGCACAATCCTCGCAATCATCCATTGGTTCCGCTACGTACACGATGCCGTTAATGACTATCGCCGCTTTCTCCTTGAAGACTGCCATTCCTTTTCGCTAGCAAAGCCTTTGACCTTATTAATCTTCTAGCCAAATCAAAGTCTTTGGGCCTTGTGGATTTTTCATTAATAAAAGCTGCTGCTTTTTCTAGAACACTAAGCAGTTCTCTGAACTCAGTCTTCGTTGTCTTCACTTCCATACGCTTTCTGTGCCGTTATAATTCTACAACCGGTGTAATCGTCGGCAGAAAGGACAATCTCACCATTCTTAACCTTTTCTCTAATCATGGAGCAAGCATCCGTATTTGATTCTGCCTCTACGGTTATTGTCTTACTCAAAGTTTCTTGAATGCAAACATCATATTTCATATTATGTTACCTCCCATGTTTCAATATTAAACTCATAGTTTTTACCACTACATTGGCTCTGCCCGATATTGCGCAAATCTTTAAGTTGCTCTTCCGAAGCTCCGTTAGCCTCGGCTGTTGCGTAGCATTTCTGAAGGTTATCGGCTACCCTGAGCAATTTGCCGCTCCCTTTTGTGTGCCAGGCATCTTCTTTATAAATCAAGTGCACCTTCATAATTAAATCTCTTTAAAATGAACACTAGTTCTATCTTTACGTTCACGTGCAAGGCAAGCTAAATCTTCGCAAGTTATCTCGACGTCATCGCGATGAATGTTTGGAATACATACAATACAATTTGGACAAGACCCTCGTTTTGCCACAACACAATTAATGCCATTGATAGAAAGCTTTTGACCGATAGGGAAGTCTGCTTCTATACTAGACTTTTTTACATTGATGATATCTTTGTTCTCATCCATGATTAATCCTCCTTTTCTTTTAAGTAACGAAGGTATAGCTGACAGTTGTCGCAATCGGAATTGCATCTGTAACTATACTCGTTGGCACAAGCCATAAATAATTCACTTCTTTTCATAAGCGTCCCGATAACAAATAAATAAGTCGTAAATCATTTTCTCGCAAGCCTCCATGTCTTCCAGCACATCCCTCATGTGATATGGTGCTCCGTTCTTTCCATGGCCCTCGTTGTCTAACCATAAATATGTTTCACTGTCAGCATCAAATTCTACGTAACGCTGGTGGATGCTGTTGATCAATTCTTCAGCACTTTCAAATGGTCCGGTTGATATCGAGAAGTCTTGACCTGCAGGTGAACGTCTTGAAAAGAGCAATCCTTTCCCATTCGTGTATTCCTCTTCGGTGACAGTCCAGGAATCAGACTCTGCTATTTTTATTAATTCTTCTATTTCCATATTATTTTTAAAATTAAAGGTCGGGTGCCGTCTTTCCGAGCTGTCGCAAAATAAGAATATCAAACATTGTTTGTTATTTAATCCCGACCATTGATTAACGATGATTTTACTTAATTCTACATGTTTCACCTCCAATCTTATTAAGTTTAACTTCCATATCCTGTAAATCTGCCAACGGCAGAACTTACGCTTTCATTTGTTACAGACCCAGGCTTCAAGAAGTACTTGTAATGCGTGCTTCTCTCCAACCTCTCACTCCAACAGAAACCGAAAGCATCGAACTCCTTACCGCACCATTCATGACCGTAGTAGTATTCGCTGGCATGCACCTTCTGTTCCTTGCTGAGCTGCAAGAATAGTGCGCGACTCTTGCTAAGTTCCGTTGGGTTCTCCTTGAACTCCTTCTCGATTTGCTTACGCTTCTCGGTATATTCAGCTAATTTCTGCTGATACTCATCCTCGCTGTCGCAAAGATAATAATCTGTGTCAGTCCAACGGCTATCCCAATAGGAATTGGAAGACTGATGTATATGATAAATATTCTTCATAATTGTATATTTTTATTGGAAGGTAGGCTGCCGTCTTTCCGGCTGCCAGATAAGAATAAGGTATCTAACTAGTGGGTGTCCTTACTACCCGTTATGTTAAACCTTACTTTTGCCTACCTTTATAATAAGTATATAAATCCATCATGCTATTATAGAACCACTGCCATGCGACAATCTCCTTCTGCTCTTTGGTAATATCCAGGGCATCAGTAATCATCTTTCTGCGCCAGTTTATCAGTCTGTCACATGACTGGATGATTCTTGCAATCATCACATGGGCGACATTCTCCATCATTACCGCCTCGCCATTTACCATCTTCAGGGCGTACTTTTCTGCAGCATCGTGCCAAAGGTCGTAGGCGACTGAATCATTATTGAGCATCAGATAGAGTTCTTCCATATCAGCAGTTCTCTTGTACTGAACCATTTCCTTTACAACCATAGCTATCTCCTTTCCAATGTTAAGTCTATCACGTATGGAAGAGTATGCTGTGGCATTTCTCCTAAATTGATGCAGTTGACTCTACAGATACGTTTCATGGAAGCCTCTTCCTTTTCGATTACCTTGTTAATCAGTTTTGGAGAAATCTGTTCGGTCAACTCCACGTCGAAATACGAATAGTTATCGTCCATTGATACCCTTGTTGCGATAGCAACCAATCCGAAATCCGGGCTGAAGAACAGATACTTGCTGCCCGTAAAGATGGCATCTATTCTGTTCTTTGTATTTCCTGTCACTCTTATAACGTTCATAATTATTGTTCCATTAAATGTTTGACAAGTTCTTCTTTTGAAGAGAATATATCTCCAAGCCTTTTACTTACATAGTTTCTGTCTATCTCTAGGATAACATAATTATTATTTAGTGCTGCTTTGAGACATCTTTCTATACGGTCGCGCTCACTGAAAGAATAATAATTTCGATAGCTTGTAGGGCACAAATTTGTACTCACTATATTGTATATTCTTTCACCTATATCTCTAGAATGATAATCAACATAAAGCTTTTTGTCATCTTCATAGTCTGAAAGAGATATAAGGACAATTCTACCCGAAACAATTTTGTTGTCCCTCATAATGAAGACCTGCTGTCCGATAGCATACTTGCTCTGATATGTAGTAGCTAAATCGGAAAAAGACTCGTCCACAATCCAGCTGGAAAACTGCATATAAAACGGTTCCATTATTGAAAGCTTCCAGGTAACGCTCTATCTTCTCGTTTTCTGTCGGCTCTCGTTCAGTGACGTTTCCATCGTCATCCGTAACCTCGACATCGTCATCAAAAGTGCCTTCATGCTCGTTCCAAATAGAAAATTGCTCTTTTAGAGCATTGTATTTCATTATTTCTGAAATACTGTTGATCTTGATACCTACATATCCGTTTCCAAAATTCTTTGTATTCATATTAACCCTCCAGACTATTAATGTATTCCTTACGTGCCTTTACAAAAAGCTTCTTCTTTCTGTCATCTGAAAGAAACTCCTTAACGGTATATCCCAAAGCGATGATACCATTTTCAAACTCAAAGGTAAGGCCACACTCATGATTGCCAAATTCATATTTCAAGGCATCCACCAAATTCTCATCGTTGCTCAGAAACTCCTCTGATTCCTTAACGGAACGCTCACCGAATACCAGAAATAAGTGGTAATCCTTTTTGAGGCAATAAGCACCGGCACCGATGGAACATATCTTTTCCAGGTCTTCCTTACTTGTGGTAAGCCCCCATTCAGCCATCATTTCCTTAAACTGCTTGTCTCCAAATGCAGCCTTCATTGGCAGCTTGCCAAACTCATCCTGCTGCTTTTTCTTGAACTCTTGGTATTTCATGCTTCTTTCTTTACTTTATAGTTATTAAATGGATCTACCTTGTTTAGTAGCTCTGCGTTTCTGTTAGCTTCCTTTTCATCGGAGTAGTCTCCAAACTCTTCGGAAACATCACCTGTGGGGCAAATTCTTTCGATACAATATTTCATACAGCACCTTCCATCATTAAAAGTTTGTGTTCTTCTTCACTGTCACCAACATGACCATACAGAAGTCCGTCTTCTGTGTTTTGCCAATATTCGTGCGGTACAGAGTGCGAAGCCATACTTACCAACACTACAACATAGCCCAAAGACTTGATAAGATTGAAATTTGAATTTCTCATAATTATTCCCTTTCTATTTTTTAAGATTAAAATTGTATAATAACGCCAAATGGCTATCGTCCAATTCTCTCCAATCATCAACTGTATCAAGATAAGCCTTGACTTTTGAAAGCGAAATTGGAACCGTTGGATAAGCAGAACAAAATCTGCGAAGCATGTATCTGATAAAGATTCTTCCATAGCCTTCGAATTGTTAATGATTACTATGCGTTAATGAGGTCTATCACATCAGAAGCATCAAAGTCATCCATACTATTGTATGTAACATAGAAATCTTCCTCATCGTCAGCAAGCAGACCTTCAGCCTCTTCCTTAAATTCATAAAAGTCCTCATCCGTGTCTTCATAATTCAATGCCTCTCGAATTATTGCCCACAACTTTCTCTGCTTTTCGCTAAGCGAGTTTAATTTTGTATTCATAATCTTTATAATTTTAATTGGTTCAACTTGTATGGTAGGCTCTGAATAGTCAAAAGTACTACCTTTATCTATATGCAAAGGTACGAAAATTTTCTGATATATGCAAATATACTAATGATTATTTTAGTTAAAAATACTAAATTACAATACTTTATAACTATCTGATCATCAGAATGGTGCATCTGCTTCTTCTGGCTTTTCGAAAGGCACCTGTACATCTTCGTTGATTAAATTCGTCTTGAAAAAATTTGTCGTATTTTTATTGAATCCCATAAAGAATTTGAACGTTCCGATATTACGTCCCTTGGCAACGTCTATCATAGCCGTTCCGTCAGTAGGATAATCGTCCTTGTTATCAAATGGGGCAGGGTACGCTCTGTTGTAATACTCTGCTCGATAGACTAGGATGACAACATCGGCAGCTTCTCCTATCTGTCCACTATCGCGCAGTCGGTTCAGATTCGGCTCCGGACAGTTACTATCTCTAGACAACTGACTTAGGGCGATGATCCATATGTTCAGTTCCTTTGCGAGGTTCTTGAATCTTCGTGCGGCATCTCCCATAGCCTGCTCCCTGCTGAAACTCGTACTCCTGGAGTTTACGTTAAGAATCTGCAAGTAATCTACTACGGCTCCGTCTATGTCCTTCTGCATCTTAAGCATTCGGATGGAAAGAAGGATAGAATCTATATTTGACGTGCTCTTGTCATCAAAGAATAAATTCTCTCCGGGCAACTTGCCTCTAGCATCATCAATCATCCTTATCTCGCTTGGCGCCAGACTGCCCGAATAGAGGATATTGTTGGCCGGGATGTTCGTCTTGGCAGAAAGCAGACGTGCCGTAAGCTGCTCCTTCGTCATTTCCATAGAGTAGAAAGCAACCTTTGCTCCGTTCTCGATGGCGTGTCTTGTCATGCAAAGTGCGAGGCTCGTCTTTCCCTGAGAAGTTTCGCCGGCAACGATAATCAAATCAGACTTCTGCAGACCTCCCTTTTCATCGAATCTCTCCATACCGGTCTTGGTTCCTGTCGTGACACCTCCAACGGTGGCATTCTTAACCATTATCTCGTTTAGACTATTCATTGCATCATCGAGCGTGAACACTCCATCTGCTTTCTCAAATACTCCTCCGATACTCTCTATAGCCTCTTGGTGAGCATCTGCGGTCAGAATCTCTTCCGATAATCCAACCTTGGAAAGCTGCTGCCCGACAACCCAGAGTTTTCTTCTTCTACCAAGGTCCTGCAATCTGATGGCATGATATTCTACATGTGCAGATGATGCAATCTGTGCCGAAATGTTCATCAAGTCCAATGCTGTTACATTCGACTTCTGCTTACTGAGCTCGGCAGAAACAGATATGACATCTATCGGCATACCTTGCTTTCCCATATTATCAACAGCCTTCCATATATCCCTACACATGGGGTCGTAAAAACAGTCTTCATCTAGATACTGGCTTACTAGAGTGTATGCGGTAGGATCAACAAGAAGACTTCCGATAACATACTGCTCAGCCTTTGGGTCATTCACTAATGGCTGATTCTGATATGGTGATTGTTCTAAACTCATCTGAACGATACCTCCTCAAAACTTAAAATATCAAACATTTCGTGCATTCTATCTACAATTCTTGGGTCATCGTACTTCTGTCCGATATCAATGGCCGTTAGGTTTGAACTGATAATCGTGGGCAGCATCTGCTCATAGCGATAGTCCAACAACTCGTCAAACGGCTTGTAGTGCATTCCGTAAGTGACTATCTCCGTTGGCTCAGCACCCAAATCGTCAATCAAGAGAAACTTAGTGTTCATGATTGCTCTGAACTCGTTTATGTCTTCGTGTATCATGTAAGCCATATCTCTAGCCTTGACGAATCGCGGATATTTGTCACCCTCGCAATAGCTAATCTTGTTTGAGTCCACAAGATGAACTAGCAAATCTCGAATAGCCTTTAACATTGTAGTCTTGCCGTTTCCAATACTGCCGGGCATAAACAGCCCGTAAAAGTTTGTCTCTGTAGTAAGAAAATCCCCGACTTTCGATATTGCTTCCTTTAGCTCGTCAGTGAAGACGAACGTTCTTTTTCTTTTCTCTACCTCTCGTTTGTAGGCATAGTAAAGAAAGTTCTTGACTTCTCTATTTTCCAACGGCAACTCCAAACCCCGACCGATACGCTGATGTGTCTTTGTGGTCTGGAGCTTTCCATCCTGTCTTTGTATTGTTTCCATTGTCTGTTACGTTTTGTCTATGATTTTTCATTTCTGATACTATCTCGTTGTATTGAGAATCAATTTTGTTAACCGAAAAATTGTTCATTATCCAAGTCTTGTCGATACGACGCAGAAACTCTTCCAATGCCTTAAGCAAGCTCTCGTCATCTATCGGAAGCGGCACTGTTTTGTGACTTCTAGCAAAAGAAATCTTCTTTAGGATAGAGTTCATAGCCTTTGCATCCTTGGGTTGCCAATAATAGGCGGAGTCATAGAGTTCTTGGTAATACTTCTCGAATATTTGCCGTCCCTTGTGGCAGATGGTAAACTCTTTCGGTTTCGATTTCCTCGTGCGCGCGCTAGAAGGAGAAGATAATTTTATATTATCTTCCCGTTCCGTAGGAACGGAATATATATTCTTTGAAGGGTTTGGGGAACTTTCTTTGGATTCTGGCATTTGCTTAGCATTTGCTAGAGATTCGCTAGCATTTGCTAGGATTTCTGTAGCATTTGCTAGAGAATTTGTAGCATTTGCTACGTTTTTTCTAGCATTTGCTTGGCATTTGCTAGAAGATTCGCTAGCATTTGCTAGGATTTCTGTAGCATTTGCTAGAGAATTTGTAGCA